TGCTTTTGTATTCCTTTGATTTGATTAAAAAAATAACTATCCAGTACTTTGCCGTCGCTCTGAATAGTTACTAAAAAATGGAAGCAAGGGGGCTCGAACCCCACTCTATTCCTCTTACTTTCCGCATATTTACTGGCTTTCTAGGTGTTTTTTGTTGATTACTTTTGACTACTTTTGCAAAAATAGTAGTCAAATCACCTTGCCTGTAAATCTGGGATACTACTCAAAATAGACGATTTCTTTTCAATGGTTTTCCTATTCCTATGATAGTGTATTTCTGAAGTCATAATATCTGTATGCCCCATCTGATCCATGACAAGTCTTTTGTCTACATTGTTATCCATAAGAATAGTTCCATATGTCTTTCTTACTTTGTGCGGTGGCTTTGGATAAATTTTCAATTTTCTGCAAAGCCTTTTTTGCCTTTGCCTAACCGCCTGTGCAGTAACCCTGATATCATTTTTGGTAAAAATGTAATCTCCAAATGGATTCATGTACTTTATTTTATCACAAATCCATACATAATCATTCGGTATAATTGCTGTTCTGATTCCTGCCTTAGTTTTAGGATACTCTTTTACTTCAACAACATTGTTTCCGTTTTCGTCTTTATACTTCGTCTCCGTTCTGCGAACGTTAAAAGTATTATCAAAAAAATCGGAATGTCTTAATGTTACAACTTCTCCGATACGCACACCAGTTAAAAACATAAGCAATATAGCAATATTAGAAGTGTCAAGGTGGTTGACAAGATATTTAATCATTACATCCGTTTCATATTCGTCGAATACCTCTTCATAGTCTTCCTTTATTACTTTTTTAAAATCACTATCAGATACGTCAAGATTCTCAAAAAGTTCTACAATATTAAAATCAATAAGTTTACGTTTTTTCGCCCGTTTAAGGAAGGTTCTTGTAATTCCTTTTAGACCGGAAAAAGATTTAGGTGTCAACTCTTTATCGGCAATTTCTTCCTCTAAAAAATCCCCCCATTCATCTTCTGATATTGATTTTATTCTTCGCTTACCTAACTCTCCATAGTGTCTTAGAAAATATCTCTCATCTCTATCGTATGTTGCTTTGCATATCTTTTTAAGATACAATCTTCGGTCTTCACATTCGTAAAACACTTCTGTAACTGTTGGATTTTGCTCTTTTTGGTAGTAAAACTTAATAACTTCTTCTTTGAGATCTTCCTCGCTTTTCTTTTTTACAAGTCTCCTTCCTTTTTCCTCATCCGGCAAATAAGTTCTCCAGTATCCGTCTTTGCCTTTGTTGATCGCGTATTGATGTTTCTTTAGATACTCTTCTTTCTTTTTCATTTCAATGCTTTTTTGCAAAGATTCCGTGTCAATCATACCATTGCTAACGGCATATTGCAATATTTCCATATTAGAAAGTTCCAAATCTATCACCTTCTAACCGCTTAAGCTTATTTTTTATAGACCTCACTCTTCTTTCTACAGTAGTTACAGAAATGGAATGTCTAAAGGATATTTCTTTTTGAGAAATTCCCCTAGACAAATCCCAAAACACTTTCTCTTCCTCTTCCGTAAAATTGGCGTTCCGGAAGATTTCATCAAGTTCTGGCTTAGTCAGTTTTGACAACTTCATAAGCCAGTCTCCTTTTTAAAATTTAGTCAATCTTTCATTCATGTGTTTTATTCTCTCGCAATACTTTATCCCTTTGTTGAGAATCTTGATCTCTTCATCAATATCTCCAACACAGGAATAGGATATTTCTCCGTCCTTTGCTACGATAACCTTATTGCGCAGATCGTATAAATCCTCTTTCTTTTTATACTGGTAATACATGATAATGTACTTTGTAAAATTGAACATCTTATTGAGTAATTCCAACGACCACCAGATAGCGGTAAGGATAATTGCAATAAGTCCCATAATAATCAAAATATTGAATAGAATATTTTTGAATATCTCCATTTCGTCTCCTTTACTAAATTTCAGTTTTATTGTGTAATATTACCCATATTTACCCAACAAAAAAACCACCTACCGATTATGGTTAGTGGTTATAATCTGCATTGTTAATAGTTATCAATGCTTTTTCAAGTTCCTTTGCTTCTTCATGCCTTCTTTCATTGCAAAGCCGCTCGATTTTGGCTCTTACAACGATTCCGACTGTCTTAAATGCTTCTTCCGCTTCTTTTTCAGCAGACACTGAAAAAGGATGCCCGTAAGTCTCAATCGTCTGTGTAAATTCTCTATCCATGCATTCGCACCTCCCTGATATTGAGAATACTATACCACCAACCATATTCAGTTTTCAAGGTTCTCCGGCTCTATGCCGGTAAATATTCATCCAGCGCCTGCCGAATCACCCAGGAGATAGGTCTGTCCTGCTGCCGGCAGTAATCAATTAATCTCTCGTACTGCTCCGGATCCATGCTGATGTCTTTCCGGATGTTCTTCTTACCTTCTTTCTTGGGTCTTGGCATAGGCCTATCTCCTTTCTTTTACCTATTCTTCAGAGCAATAATCAGATCATTATATGTTGCCTGATTCATATACATGGTCATATGTACCTGATCTACAACCGTTTCTCCGCGTTTTTGCCAATCTTTGGTGATGTATCCATACCGCTTAATCCACTTTTTATTGATGCGCTTCTTTTTGTGTCTGCGCCGCTGGACCTGTTTGGTTGTAACTATAACGGTATATCCGCCCATCAGATCGTTCATTTTACTTAACATGCCTATCTCTCCTTTCGTTACACAATTTTTCCGATATTTCAGTTTAGTTCCTTAACCCAACGCTGCTTCTTTTCTCCGATGGGGTATTTCGGTTTTTCTGGGAACAAACTCATTTGTGTTGCGATAACCTCTCTCGGTCTGCTCGGCACATTCCAATCAGTTCCACCAACCCCATTAGCTTCGAGCACCCATCCTGATGCTTTAAGACTCGCCCCGGATTCTGACGAAAGAATGTATGTTATGATTCTGCGATACCCCATTTCTTTTGCTATTCTTGCGGCTCTTGAATAAAGAAAACTGCATACATCCTTTGTGCCATTTGTGCATAATCTTAATACCTCGAGCGTTTTACCATCGTCCAGGACTCTTGATACTGGTCTTCCAACTTGCACAACTCCAACTATTTCATTATCTTGCATTGCTGCTATTCGGAATTTGTCTCTGTGTGCTGCCTGATGATGCCTGTGATATTTGTTTATATAGGACTGTGCATCTTTCAATTCAATAGGTACTGCTACCAAATAATCACTTCCTCCACTAAATCCTAATTTAACTTATTAAAAACAACTCAAATAGAAACTCAAATTTTTAATAAAATTTTTCACTTTTTAACTCAACTTTTGAGTTATTGAGCGGGAACTCAAATTTTTTAGTTCCTGGTTTCACTTTCTTGCTCAATATTTAAGTTTTTAAACATTGCACACATCACATCAACCACGATGCTGTTACCAAACTGCTTGTAAAGCTGTGTGTTGCTGTTGACCGCTTCCATCTTGGAGATATCTTCATCAGATACTCCCATCAGACGTCCGCATTCTCTCGGTGTCAGCTTTCGGATACGGTATTTTGTGGCAATGTGGCTATTTGCATACCCATGTGTGCCAGCTACAAGATTAGATGATATGCCATTATCAGAGATTACCGTACCGCACTGCGAACCATCGTTAGAAATCTGACCGACTTTTTCAATCCGTACAATCTCTTGATTTTGTGCGGTTAGTGTGGGACACGTATTCCCATTATCTTGCACTCTCCCTCTTCTTGTTTGACTTTCCGGGTAACTTGCATCGAAACATCCACCAACTTCACATTCGATAGAACCGCTTTTCGTAGCCTGTTTAATCAACACCATATTATCTTTCTGCACCGTAGTAAGTGAGTTGCACATTCCTTGTGCATTCGGCTCTAATCTCTGTTCTGTCGGACTTCCAGCTGTTCTGTCTGAAGGATTATCGGGATTTCTGCCACGCATGGCAACTATCTGACTTTCAAGAATTTTTGGCTCTTGATTACCACCTTGCATTGTACTCAATGTTGGACTGCACCCCCCACACATCATAAATTCTGTTGGTACTCTCAAATTTTGCTTCAAGAGAACCCAAAACATTTACATCTGCCATAACTACTCCTAAATCATGCTGTTCAGATTTTACACACCTTGCAATCGGATACACACCTCGCTGAAAATCTGCTGTTACTCCGGTGTATATACTGCCCATTACTTCCATTCAATCACTCCAATATCATTCTTGGCCCCTTATATTCCCTTGCGGTTATAGACGGTGCTGTGTCTCTGTATGTTCTTATTGCACCATCCTCTAATCCACTCATGCTTGTATCAATACAGATTTTCTACAACCATGTTTCCGACTTGCTGTTGGTTTGAGATTCCGCAGTCATATTTTGCAGTGATGCAGTTTGCAATGTCTCTTTGCTGTGGATTGCAGATTGTTCCGTCAATGCAAGTCTGCTCTGCTCTGCTCTGCTCTGCTCTGCTCTGCTCTGCTCTGCTCTCAGGATTTTGTTGTGGTAGCGTTCCGTTGTCAATAAGCTGTTTTATCAGCTTTTCAGCCTTTTCATTGTTGATGTAATACTTCTCGTCCACATCATCTTCAAGGTAATCTTTCAACTTCTTTTTCAACGGTATCGGCTGTGGAAAATGGTAGTTATATTCTCCCAAAAATGAAAACATGAAGCATCTTTCACGGTTCTGTGCCACTCCGTAGTTCTTTGCGTTTAAGTCCTGCCAGTAACTTACATATCCAAGGCTTGTCAGAAAATCTATCCAATTTTGAAAATCTCCCATGTTTGCATTGGCATGGACTTGCGGAACGTTCTCCATGAAGAGAATCTGCGGTAACTCACCTTCACCATCTCTTATCTCTTTCAAAATACGTTCTACCTCCCACAACATTCCTGATCTCGTACCAGATCCTTTGCTCATTCCTGCCATTTTCCCTGCCACGGAAAGATCCTGACACGGAAATGAGTATGTTAATATGTATGTAAATTTTTCTGTATCAACCACCTTTAAATCACTGCCTGATGTTTCCATTATATTCACAATGTTCTTTGTTGCTTTGATGTTGTTGTATGTTTTTCTAAGCCACTTCTCTGGCTTTTTTCCAATCTGCTTCAATGTCATTGGATTCTTGCCATCATTTGATATTCCATACTTAAACAAAATATCAATCAGTTGTTTTTGTGATATGCCTTCACTATAATCTGTTTTATCTTCCACAAAATGTATGGCTTTGTATGATGCAAATGACTGCACACACCATTCACAAATTAGGTATTTTTCAAATTTTGCACCGATTCTTTCCAATGCCATTGCCTGCGAACCATATCCGGCAAACAGTTCTATCAGCCTTATAGGCTTTGTAATACGTATCGGTTCACGTATCATGTCAAAAATGCTCATCTGAATCATGGCATCACCCCCGGAATATCCTCAAAACTAATCTGATTATCTCTTTCAAAGACAATCATCTCATTTTTGGCTCTCTGATAAAAGTTGCGGTCAATCTCAAATCCGAATGCACTTCTCCCGATCTCTGCGGCTGCTCTTAAGGTACTTCCGCTACCACAGCAAGGATCAATCACTACATCACCGGGATCTGTAAAAATCTCTATCAGTTTTTTCAGTACCGATACCGGCTTCTGTGCCGGATGGATTTTCGGAATATCTTTTCCGTCTTTCTCCCATGTGAACCAGTTAAAAATCATTTTCCCAGTGCCACGGATTGTCTTTCCGTCCTCGTCAACCTTTGCACCGTTCCGGAACTTCGGCAGCTTGTCACGGTAGAACACAAGAGCATATTCAGTAGCACCAACCACACGCATATTTGCCTTAAGCACCTGCGGACTGTAATTTTTAACAAATACCAACGGTATGTAATGGACGAATCCATGCTTATAGGCGGCATCAATCAGCGTAGGCATCTGTTCAAAAGAGCAGAACACGATCATGCAAGGGCTGTTGCTACTTCTTCCCCTGGTAACGCTATTCTTGTCTTCTTTTTTCAGCATCTTTGAGCAGAAATGGAAATACTCATACAGATTAAAGTTGAAATCGGAATTGAATGCCGCCTTGCCTGCCAGCTTGCTTTCTCCGTTCTTATTATCCCCACCGTTGTACCACATAGGGTTACTGCCGTAGAAGTTCTTGCCGACATTATACGGGACATCGGCAATGATAAGCTGTGCCGGAGGTATGGCATATTTCTTATAGTTCTGCATTGAATCTCTGTAAATCTCACATTTTAATTTTTTCATTTTTTCAAGGAGACCGCATATGCTTCACTCTGGCCAGAGTCTCGGCTCCTTTCTCTTATTTCTGTGCTAAATAGCACATGATTCCACAATCCGGGAATATTTAATACTTAATGTTCATATTCCCATGTTCGTTAATCCAATCAATGGCTTCACGATATGTAACCCCATTGTTTTCAATAACATCCAACAGTTTATACATTCCTGGATGAGTTTCCTTTAGCCGTTCAAAGCGTCCTTCTCCCGGCTTTTCAAGATGACACCCGAAACCACACAACACGCATCCGGTTCTACTGCATCCAGTAGTCTTAAGCGGTCTGTTTCCAGTGTCAAACAATCCATAATCAGCAGATAACTCCGACAAGTCCATTTGACCATCAACACTTCCTTCTGCATCATAATCAATGGTAACATCACCATATACAGAGCAGATAGGATTATAAAATTCTTGTTCTTCTATTGTTTTTCCTGTTTTACGATCAACAATACGATTTCCATAAAACATAACATCACGGCTATTATTGATTTTCCTTTTTTCTATATCTTTTCCATATAGTTTTATATACAAAAGAACGTCTTGCGTCGTCCAAAAAGACATGGGATTGCTGATGGGTGTTTTCATATCAAAACCGTTGCATCCGTTTTTTATCCATTGTGATGTACGCAGTTTGCTTTCACTTGCCATCTGCGCCGTCATAGCTTTTCTTCCTGTTCTTTTTCCGTATTCATGAGCAGGTGCCTTTTTCATAACTTTGCAACACATATCAGAACAAGCAAACTTTGCATCAAGCATAAAAATATACTTTGACTTATCATACATCTTTGAATATTCATCTGTATCAACACCATTTTCCCTATGCTTAAATATACCTAAAAGTTGTTTTGTTCTCACAGGTGCGTTAGGGATATTCCCCATCTTGATTTTTTGATATTCTGGATTCTCTTTGTCCTTTCGCCGGTCTATTCCCACCAGATCTGCTATGCGATAAGCATACGGAAGGTCTGTCTGTCTGTCTGTCTGTCTGTCTGTCTGTCAAGATTGTATTTTTGGTATTTCCTTTTTCAATGTTTTCAAAATATTTTCTTGCTTCTCCTATGCATGAAGAGATCTCTTTTGAAAACATAGGAAATCCATATTTTTTACAGACATCCATAAAGGATATTTTGGGTTTTATAATTTCAACGTTATCAAATGTTTTTGCAAAATCTCTCAGCTCCGGATATTGTGTCGGAACATCCACAAATACTGCCGGAATTTTTGGATAATCCTGTCTCACAATATCGAGAAGTACTGTGCTATCTTTTCCACCACTAAAACTGACATATACCCCTTCCTCACCATACTTATCAATCCACTGCTTAATTCGATACTTTGTCATACGTATCTTTGCAGACAACGGCATGGCTTGCATTTGGTATAAATCAGATAATGTATGCTTATTTCCCATGTTCTCATTCCTTTCTTACAATTGTTTCTGCCTGCTCCTTGTACATCCTACCTGCCATGCGCACAAGATAATGCTGTAAGGCTTCTGCAACGCTGATACGGTGCTTTACGCAGTATCGGTCAACATAGCGCTTAAAGTCCTCATTCTGCGCGTACAGGGCGGTGTAATCAATGTTCTGCATCTGCTCCACCTACTTTCTCAAAATAGAACTTTATCGGTTCTCTGTTTTCCTGCACCATACCGAATCTGACTGCGATATTATATGTACAAACATCTCTTTTCAGTCTGTCAGGTATCTTCTGCAACTGTTTTCTGAATGTCTCTAAATCCATTGTTGCCTTATAACGATTGCATGAACCGCAGGACGGCATCAGATTACTTATACCGTGTACGTCAATTCCGGTAAATTCTTCGGTGTACTCATAATTTCTGATGCAATGCAAATGATCTACATTAAAACCTTTCTCCGGTATCTCACAGCCACAGTAAGCACAGTGACCGTTGTATTTCGCGTACACTAATTTTCTAACTGATTTAGGAATCGGTTTTCGCATCTACACCACCTGCCTTTACTATCTCCAACAAATCATCTATCAAATCCTTGACCTCGTACATCATCATAGTGTCGTAGGATTTTGACTGCTGCTCTGTTGTCTTATTTCCATACTTTGTACAGTCTTTAAGGAATGCTGTGCGTTCTTCCAACTGTTCCACAGCCTTGTCCAGGTCGTAGGCAGTTGGTTCTGTCTCAATCACATTCTGTACTGCTTCCAGTAAATCTTTCGCAAAACTCATAACCCCATCTTCATTTACATCATTAAGATATGTAAGATTATGTTTTTCCGCTAAACCTCTAATAGTCTCTTCTGTTCCACTTGTTTCTGAGAAGAAAAAATCTTTTACAGAATCCGCATCAATCAGTCTCATCGTTCGCCCTCCTGTTCCATGCTTTCACAAATTCGCTCCAGTCATATGTACCAGTGCAAAACTCTAAACCACACTTGCAATGGATGTTAATAGGATCACCGCCACTGTCCGGATCTATGAATGTTGGGTGCCAATCCCTACTAGGTTCATACACATCTTTTTCAATATCTATGCTGTGTCCACAAAACGGACACGGCTTAAGTTCTTCACTCATTCTTCACACCCCTTTTCTTCCAACGCATTGTATAAGCGCAAGTATGTTTCAAAATCATTTGGGTTCATTTTATCGGAAAGAAAATCCAAGAAATCCTTATTCCGCAAGCATTTCTCCACCGTACCGATCTGGCGGTACTGCTGCACTTCTTCCAGTGCCTGGATGGCAACCTCTGTCCAATCTTCTACTTCTCCGATAAGTCCAAGGTTCTTACTGATTCTTTCAAGCTGTTCTATTGCTTTTTCATTCACCGTCATGGCTACTCTCCCTTCTGTGGATATAAAAGTTTCAAATCATATCCACTTTCTATAAATTTGATTGTTAATTCATGATCGACCGCATTACCAAGTTTATCGTATATCCAGTACATATCCTCTTGTGTAAATTGTGTTCCGAGATATTTGTTGTATCCAAAAAGAAGTATTTCTCTCCATTCTCTATTTCTCTTCTCTTGGCGGTAAGGTCCTCCTTTTGCAATGGGTCTGGAGCACCACTCTAAAAGTTTGCAGATAATATCTTTCTGTGTCTTACAGCCTTTTGCTGTAAAATATACATTCCCTTTGTCTGATAAAATAAGTTCTCCAAATTGAGTAAGATAACTCTTCGGAAAGCATTTCATCACATTGAAGACTTCATCAATCATGTCTACTTCCTCCTACAACTTCAACTCGGAAACTCTCTTAAAGGCTTTTTCAACCTCGTCAACATACTCGCGCATAGAAATTACCTTGCCATCGTTTTCATCAAGTGGAATAAGCTTTACAATGCGTTCCACGCACGCTCTGACACTGGAATAATATCCGATAATTCTCTCCGCAGGCTTTTTCTCGCCATCCTTGGTCTCTCCCTGGTATCTCTGCTTAAGAGTATGGTTCAGTTCGTCCACCTCGATAAAATATCCGTCAATAAGTTCGATTGTTACTGTCTTCATTATTATTCCTCGCTTTCTTTCTTAAATTCCGCAAAACACATAATAGTGCCATCGCCAACTCCTCGTCAGTCATGCTCCTGATCCGGTCTGCGTTGATCATAGGTACGTAGTGCTCGCAGTCTCTTTCTATGTCCTCATGTGGACAGTCGTTGATTTTCTCGCACCATGAGTACGCATCAAAACCATTATCCTTTGTTTCTAAATTCTTGCAGTTATTACACTTCGCCATTATCTACCTCGCTTTCCCGGTACGGCTCCGGCAGTGGCATCCAGGCAATAACTTCAAATGTAATTGTCTCTCCGTCTGCATTGTTCCATCCGTGACCGTCATATCCGACAAAATACGGAAGTATATTTTCAAAATCCGTTTGTGTTGACGGCTCACAATCCATAACAGTTACCAAACATCCATATGATTCCTCCGGCAGTCTCTCACTCACCGGAATCCACACCGGCTGATTCTGCAAGGCGGTGATTGCCATTTGTAATGCTTCCTCACAGCAATGATCTACTCCTGTTTGTCCGTACAGATGACATTCTTCACAAACCTCTGAGTACCGTTCGCTCTGAGCCTTTAAGCAGTAAATAGCTTCTTCTCTCTTCATTCCGCACCTTCCATTTCTGCCAGTTTGGCTTCGGCTTCGTTTTTTGTTAAGAATACTATTTTGCCAAAATCACATTCTCTAAAATATACTCCTATAAAATGATTTGTTACCTTAGCGTAAATTCTATATTGTTCTCCGCTTTCATAAAATGATACACTAGAAACATAAGCTTCATAGACTTCGTCTTTCATGTTCTCATCATATTCAATATCATCAAACACATTAAATGGAGAAGTGACTACATAAACTGTATCTCCCACCTTGCAAGGCAACCGCAGTAACAATTCCTGTTCCTCGGCATCCTCATAGGCTTTGAGTTTTCGATAAACTGCATCTATTGCCTCACAATCCGGTTCGCATGCCCTTTCCCACATTTCATCATCAATCCATGACGGATTTCTTTCTGTCAGTCTCTCCATCCTTGCTCCTTTCCGGAATCCTCGGTCTCTCCGCCATCACTGGATATCTGCACTCATACGGCTTCGTGCGTCCGATTCTAATAGCATCAGCAACCGTATGTGTAGCCATGTAGAGTAAGTCGTCGTTCTGAAAGTTTCCTGTTCCCTCTCTCATACAACTACACTCCTTTTCCCGTATGTACTTGCGATTCTGTATACATTGCAAAGTTCTCTATAATATATTTCCTGTGCATGAATGTGATTATCCACACGGTCAAGTTCCGTTTCGCACCACTTGGCAAATTCTTCTGTGGATAACGGTGTCTCTGAAGCATCGAATTTCTCACTTTTATCAATCACAAAACTCACCATATCAACCGGAATGTGGTTCAAATCCGCAAGAATCTGAATCTGTTTGTCCTTATCCTCCGCTTTTTCATAATTTTCCAACAATTCATAGCCTGTCATTTGCATTTATATCACCTCTTATCAAGTTTGATTTCGTTGTCGTAACAACGCTTCTTTGGATTTCCCTCTACGGGAGAAACCATCTTTTTAGGGTCTGTGGTGTATGCTCCGTTTAGCTTTACACCTATTTTGCTTTTTTCATCCACGTAGCACGATGGCTTGTAACGATCTGGTGGAATGTAGTTGTGAATGCGCCAGTGCTTTACCAGCACAACACCGCTATCAAAAGATAGCAGGAATCTGCTGTCTATAAGTATCTTCAAATCATCATCAGAAGCGCCGCACATCCTTATGATTTTCCGTGGATTGTTCACAAATCCGTCATCGTCAGCGTTCATGCAGATATGGAAATAAAGCATTTGAGCCGTAGCAGGAATATCCAAAAAAGCATCACTCTCAATTATTTTCGAACTGAACATTCGTTTTTCTGCCATTTAGAACTCCTTACTCAAAAATAGGCTTCTCTATATAGATTCCGGTGTTTTCCACCAGTTCTTTCCACAAGTCCATGAAATCCTTTCCGTTACACTTGTCTCCGGCTTTGTCCATGTGGTCAGAAAACTTATCCTTGAAATTCGTCAGCTTCTTCTTACTAAATCCATCTTCCATAAGAATTACCATTCCATATAGGATGTACCTTGTGGACAACTCATTGATTCTGTTGTTACATCTGACCTGTTCCCGGATGCAGTTCTGTGCTACTGCCGACTTGTAATGTGGAAAATCAGCTTCAGTAAATTCCTTGTACTCAATCGTCCAGTCTGCAAAATCGTTAAGCTTGCCCTGTAACTCCGTATAAGGCTCATTCTCGTACTTTTCGTTGTACTCGATAAATTTACCGCAGAAGTCGGAAAGTTTCGTCTGTGAGTACTTGTAGTCTTTCCACAAGGTATAGCAGAACAGTGTCAGTATCCCAGTGAATGGACTTCTTTCCGCAGACTGCTTCAAAAGTTCTGTCTGCCGCATGATTTTCAAAATTTCCTGCGGATTGTCATATCGTTTTGGCATTTTATGTATCACCTCTTTTCAAGTTCTGGCTCTTTCTTTTTGCAATGAGTAGCACCAAATTCTGACTTTCCTGCATATTCGTAGCAATCAACACATTTCCATTTACAACTCTGATATGGTTTGTGAGTACGTCCGTTGATTGAGTGCATTGTGTTTGGGTACTCATTCCAACAGCTACAATCGTAATTTTTTTCACTCATGTAATCTTCTCAAACTTCTTTAACAATCACTCATTACACAACTGGATGCCCTCAAAATCGTAAAGTTCCTCGACTTCATCATCGCATTCGTCACAGTAAAGATTTTTCACATTACGGTTCGGACAACTGCTGCCGAGACAAGGATAACTTTCAGTAGCACATCCGCAGTATTCATCTTTGTATTTAACCATCGTTCTTATCCTCTATATCTTCGGACCACTTAAAGTTCTTGCAACGATTCCAATAGTTTTTGTTTTTCTCATGCAATTTGCAGAAACCACTATCGGATAATTCTCTATCCCAAAACTCGCAATTACTGCATCTTGTGTTAGATTTCTTGCTTTTATCAACTCTCCTCATCACTACTACCGTCCTTTTCTCCATGCAAAAGTTCCATAAACCGAACAAATTGTCTTTGCGACACTGAATTATTTTGCTTCTCCGGCTTCAAACCTATGACAAGATGCTTGTCGGCAATGTTCGCAAGTTCCCTTGCAAGGTTGATTCTGCCTTGCTGAATGCCTTGTGAATAGGTTTTAGGCTGTTTGTATTGCCCTGTTACTTGCTTTCCTTTTCCTTGGCTTCCTGCCGTGACGTTATACATCTGAATACCACTGTCAGAGCATTTTTTAATATACTCAACTTCTTTTTCATCAAGTTCTGATAACCCACAAATTAAAAAATGTAATGACCACCCATGCGGATTGTCTTTACTCTTAAAACCATGTTTTTTAAGGCTCAATGCTATATGGTCGTATTCCGCAAGGTGAGAAGATGTCCGCTCCAAAAGTTTGACAGCTTGCCCACAATATCCTCTTCTGATTCCTGCTTCGTCCACTCTGTAGAATAAATAGATTCCGCTAACATTCGATATTTCGGGGCATATCTGTTTTATTCTTTTCTCACGTTCTGCTTTCATAGCATAGATTTTCTTCCAATCAGCCATTCGCACCACCCTTTCTGTACTTTTCCAGTTCTGTAATCATTTCTTTTCTTCCGATGTCTCCGCTCCCATGCCACTCTACCGCATGGAAAACACCGTTAAGATTCTCACTCAAAACCTCAATTCTGATACTTGCTGACTGGATGTACTCAATCAACCGCTGTGTATCTCGTGCTATGTCCTCGTAACCATACGCCTGTAAGTGCTGAACCATGCTTTCAAGTTCGGAGATACCTGACGGCTCCATCAACTCCGGCACATCTTTGTAGCACAAATAACCAAAACTTCCACCACTCAAAACGGACACTCCTTTCCATTCCTCAAAATCCATTCTTTACCGCCCTGTGCAACGTCCACATAAGCCATAGGAGCAATCTTTTTGACCTCTGCGACACATTCACTGGGTTCTGCATTATCACGGCTTAAATGGCACAATATGACGTTTTGCAAGCTATCTGTTTTGTTAGCCATCACAAAATCTTTCACAGTTCCAAGTTCCATGTGACCACGAAAAACGTGATTCCTTTTCGCAACATTTTCATCATCAATGTACTTCTTCTGATAGTTACATGAGATTAAAATGTGGTTTACATCTGCAAATCTCCACTTGCAAAATTCCGTGTCGGTAATGTACAGAAGTTTTCCCATTTCCGGGTGGGTTATCAGAAATCCATAACAAGGACATTCCGTACCGTCTGCGTTCGTGTGCGTCCATTTGCCGTCCAGTGTTGTCAGGTCAAATCCCTGTATTCTCCACTCACATTTTCCGATTGCAATAGGTTCAAGACTTTCATACGGTTTGAACACAGGTATTCCCATGACTTCCAAATCCACTACCGATTGAGAATGATCCTTGTGGCTGTGGGTGCATATCGCACCCACAACACACTTAATATTCCAGTTAAGACCACGTTTTATGTCCATGATAGGAAGTCCTGCATCCAGTAAAAGTGTTTCACCGTTATCTGCTGCCAGTGCATAACAGTTACCGGAAGAACCGGAGCCTAAACATTTTAGCTTCATGTTTCTACCTCAATTTCGTCATCGTTCGGAAACTGAAAACAGCCATATATATTAACAGAAGCTCCAACGTATTTTTTGTAATGTTCTCCAAGCATTTCCATAGCTTTCTTTGCCTTTTCTTCTGTGGAATATTTAGCAATAACCATATCACTACAAAGTTGTTCTACACCTGTGAGGTTCTTATTCAGAATGTAAATTTCACACCTAAATCTCTGAATAATCACCTGTTCATAAGGAATGTCTAATGTTCCATCCTGCGATATAATTCTCATGGTGTCCTCCTACTTAAAGCAATCCGGTGTCTCTGCGTTAGCAATGGTCTGTTCCGTGCTGTCCGTGGTGACTTCCTCAAAAGTTGCATCGGGAAAATCAACAGAATTTGCGTTTGCCTGAATTTCCTCTGCAGCAACTTTTTCTACATCAAGTTTCACATCGGAAACATCAGGAAATTCTTCCTGTGCATACAGGCCTTGGAATTTATCAGGAAAAGCTTCTCTTAATGCCTGTACAACAGCAACTTTTCTTATCATTGTTGCAGGCTTTTTAGACCATTGACCGTTGATTGTTCCATCTTTTTTTCTTCCAACATATTCATCGAAAGATACTGACTGGTACTCCGGTGTCTCTCTTCCTTTGATAAACACTTTAGCCCAACCTCCTACAATAGATTCGTCCTTAAGGACAAAAGATCCTTCTCTTTCTTCAACGGAACCATCTTTCTTCTGAACAATAATTCCTGCTTTTTTTCCTGCATAATTCGGATTTGCATCGGCTCTTTTTGTAAAAACATCTTTTCCGGTAACAATCGTAGCAGGATCATTGTTTCCAAACTTAATGAGGTATGCTTCTTTCAAAAAAGGATTAAGATGCTGATATCTGCAAAGAGACAAAAACATCATTACTTCCTGATCCGATACGTTTCCACCACCGCTTACAAGGTACTTTCTTACCGTTGTTGGGGAAATTTTTACAATTTCCCCATTTGATTCGTATTCCACAATTCCTGTGTTTTCCTGTTTCTTTTCGTCTGCCATGCTGCTACCTACCTTTCTACTTTCTTAAGTCCTTTAATGTTAATGATGAATACCTGGCTTGTCTTGGGATTCTGAATCAGCGCAAGGTGAGTATTATGCGCCCTGTCATGCTTCGCAATGTTCAAAACATTTGCAACCATCCCGTCTTCAACCGAAACTCCATTAACATAATTTTGCCTATAACTTCCAAGTCCACTCCATGCATAGTATGTTGAATAGCAATGACCACTATGTGTTACCTCTACCATGTCACCGACATGAATTTTGCTGTCATCCTCTTTCTGCGCTTTCTCTTCCGGTTTGTAGTTTTCAAGGACAACGTACTCTATGTGCCATAAGAAGCACTCGACATCAGTTTTTTTGCAAAAGCATCCTGCATTGCTAGTACAAATTACCTTGAGAATATCTCCATTTTTATAAGTATCAAAAAGAGAATGCTCATCAACAACCTTGATATACTCACCGACTTTAGCTTTTCTTTTCACCTCACGGACACCATCATCAGGCTTTACATCTTCGCCCATCAGCCGATTAAAAGCCAACTTAGCACCTACATGAAAATCAAATTCATCAACCGGATTGCACTTGGCTTCTGCTTTCTTGCCAGTGGATTTGTCCAGTGCAACTACTTTGTTGTCATTGCGGTAGATTACTATGGTTTCACTTCCGACTTTTTCCAAATTATCAGAAAATATAGAACCAATTTCAAACATTTTCCTACCACTAGTTTCTCTTTCGACATCTTTGTAAGAAACAAAGTCACCATTGATTTCTGTGATTTCAATTACCGCAGCATTGTCTAAAATCATTCTGCTTTTGTATCTTTCTCCAACTTTAAATTTACGTTTTTCCATATCCTTATTTCTCACTTTCCGGCTCGTTCATAAACTTGCCAAATTCATCATTTTTCACTTTTACATCAGCCTTGCAAATTTCCATAATGCTCTTAGGCATCACGTTCCATGTGACATCAGTACCGGAAATCTTTCCCTTGAATTTCAAGGCTCCACGATCTGTCAGACCCATGTAAACTCCCGTGTAGCACTTGCCCTCTGCATTAAAAACCACGGTGTCACCGGCATTGATAGTTTCTCCTCTTGTTGTCAGAACAGAAATGACTGTCTCTTTCTTAATCTGCATTCTCTTCATTCCTTTCAAACTCTTTCAATTGCTCCGCCAACTTCTTACATTCATCAGCAACATATTCTTCTGAACGAACGACATCGACACCAACAGGAAATTTACTTTCTATCATTTTTTGCATCTGATAAATTTCTTTACGGCTTGGGAATTTCTGTATTGCATAATCCAAATCCGCCTTATCTCCAGCGTGACCGCAATCGAACCCAAACCACCATAAATCACTTTTGATAGGATAATTTGAATTTGTTCCACCACCTGAATATGAAATACCTCCGTGACACTGGAAATATGCTTCAATTCGAATTCTTTCATCTTTATCAATACAAGCACCAAGCAAAGGGAAAATGCCACTTACTTCTCTGCCACAAATATCTGATTTTTTAATTTCAAGATGGTAATCATAATTTTTTCCGTATAACGTATGATTCTTTGAAATGCCAACATATCCGCACCTGTGAGCCATATTTCCAAATATCACAACGCATTTATACCCTACGTGTTCAAACTCACGCTCGACAATGTAGCGTTTCTCTGCTTCATTACTCATTCTTCGCTTCCTCCACTTTCAAACTCGCATCATCACTTCTTCGGAACATAATCAACTGACTGTCAACATCAGGAATCTTCCAAGGGTCAAGGCTCTCGGTATCGTCAACCATGATAGGCAATTCCACACCGCACCGCTTCTGAAACGCATTGCAAATGTCAATCTCCGTCAGAATCCTTGCTCCGTGGTTCATGTTCCGGCTGTAAGGCTCTCCACGGTATGTAAAGTCACAACATTCTTCCGTGTCACCATTCACAAGAGGTCTGAACATCCGCACAGTACAGAAAGAAAGATACTTGTTCAAATCAACTTCCAACAGTTCGTTCTTCTTCCGGCTGAATTTCTTTAACAGGTCAAGTTGTGCCTGCACATCCGTAATCTTCTGTGCAATATCTCTTCTCTCCTGTTCCAGTTCTGCGATCCGCTTATCAATGCTCTCGTTAATGCTCACGCTAGCCAGTTTCTTGTTTACCTGTTCAATATCTGCCCTAATTTCTTCCTCTGCGCATTTCAGTTCAATTCTCATGCTCTGCATATCCGCATAGCGGTTCATGGCAGCTTCTTTCTCAGCAATCTGTGACTGGATAGCTTTGTATTCTTCTGTGTTGGAAATATCCACGCTTGCCGGAATGGAATTTAAGGAATTATCAGCAATAGCAATCTCTTTTTCCAACCGCTCCACTTCATCCTCGGTCTTTTTCAGTTCCTTGCGCTTATGCTCCAGTTCTGCCTGATCCGCTTTGATATGGTCAGCACAGGAAGAACCCTCTTTGGTAATCAGTTCCAATTCATGTGCCTTATGCGTATCAAACTCCGTTCTTAACTGCTCTTTCTTCTCTTCCGGATATTCCTGTCCGCAGTAGGAGCAAACCAGAGAGTTTTCATCAAATTTAAGGCTTTTATTCAAATCCCAACTCTTCTTCAAATCCTGTCTCTTCTGCTCATACTGTGCGATACGCTTTTCCAGTTCCGTGATCTCTTCACGAATGGTATCTGCCTTAAGTAACTCTTTCTGGTGTTCATTCTGAATCTGATTCAGTGTTGTGCGTTTCTCTCGCCTATCAGCATCCAGTTTTTCATTTGCTTTCTGCTGTAATGTGCTCAACTGACCTTTTAACTCAATGATTCCATCTGAAAGCTTGTCGTACTCTTTCATACTCTTCTGATTGTCGTTCTGCTGCTCAATGTTGTCATTAAGCTTTTCCAACAGTGCATTCTTCTGTAATTCCAGTTCCGCAAGGTCAATATCTTCTCTACGCTTGCTAACCTCGTCAATTCTTGTTGGTATATCATCCAGCTGATCCTGTAACCCCTTAGAGCCATTTCTGCCCCTTGTGCCGTAAAGCTGTGTGTTGCAACGTTTTTTCAATTCATCAACCGTGCCGTCATGCAGTACAGATTTCAGAGGTGAAAACTCCGGATACATGTCGCAAATATCATCATTACTGTGCTGACCAAACATATCAGCAAGAATTGCTCTCTGATCCGTGCCACCTTTCAGCAGAAGTGTCATGGCATTGATGCAAAGTGAAAACTTATCTTTTCCGCATACACTCTCTTCCAAAAATGCTTCAAAATCTGCTGCCTTTTTTGGAATATCATTCACATAGTAATCCGTGACGTTGCCGGTAAACTCGCCTTTCTTATTGAAGTTCTGACGGCATACTTTTTTCAGAACCTTGTCTGTACCGTCAATCTCCACGGTAACTTCTGCGGTAATATCTCCGTCAATGTCATTGCCACCCTTATCGTGCGGTCTGATTCCGGTGATCTCTCTGCCGTTCTCGTCACGGCATCCAAAAATATACTGAATTGCTCTTTTGATTGTGGACTTTCCAGTTTCATTCACTCCGGAAATCTCTGTCCGGTCGTAAATGTCTGCGTCCAGTGTGTTAGAACCATAGAATTTACAGAAATTCTGCAAAAAGATGTGCTTAATCCTCATTTTTCCTATCCTCCCAAAGATATAAATACAGTGAATTAACAAACATATAGATTGAGACCGGCTTGTCTGTCTCGTTGATTTTCTTGTACAACTCTGTGGTTGTGTTTATCTTGTCAACAACCCACTTGATTGCCCGATACACGCTTTCCTTGGTTGTGCTGTGTTCCTCTCCGATAATCCGGTAGATTTCAGAAAGTCTTCTGTTTCGGTTCTCAAACATCAGCGTTTCAACCTCGATGATGTACTGAAATCCCGGCAAGTACTGTTTCAGCCCCAATTCTACCAAGATTTTTCTGATTTTCCTTTCCATTTCCTCATTCCTCCGGCTTTCAGTCTTCTGTTACGTGGATCATGTTGTCCTCTCCGATATACAAGATTCCTACATCTAACAATCCTGTAATCAGAATCTCATTCGCACGGACGATGGGGATAATTTCTTTCTTCAACATGGAAATACTCCTTTCTTATCCATTTTTTCATTCCTGTCTCACGGTTCACCAGTCGGTAGTAAAATGATGTTTCACGGTCGATTTCCCACTCTTTAGGATTGAAAAAGAATCTTCCGATTACTCCTTTGACTGTAAACCGCCTTTTGGCACTCATTCTCCTTCCTCCGCAAGTTTGGCATACTTCCAACCTGCAGCATCATCGTATCCGTCAACAGAATAAGATGTACAACCTCTGTTCCATGCAAAAACAATATTGCTTTCGTATCTTGCGAAATGTCTTCTTTTCCACCGTACATCTTCTGAACCTCTCACCAAAATTTTTGTATCAACAGGCACTTTAGACCAGTCAACAGCAGGCTCTACATATTCCTGCTTTGACCATTCTTTAATTCTCTTTTCGCAAGAACGCTTATCATCAGTTTCAGTTTCCGCAAATATGCAGTTATTGCATCCAATATCAGTGCATCTACATATGTTTCCTTTTTTGTCTACTGCAACCGAACCGCCAGCCAGTGCAATATCAAGAATCTGTTCCGCATACTTCTCTCTGTTCGTCATTTTCCATTCATCCTTTCCAGTTCTGCGCTCCTGGTTAATATCCAGTCTGCGTAATCACTTAATTCTGTTTTAGTTGTTGCATTTTTCTCACCGTGGTAAACCATGAGCACAATTCCTACATCACAATACTTTTCAAACAATTCCGACAAGTAGTCGGCTCCCACATGGATATTGCCGTCCACGGAGTAGATGTCTGTTACTCCCAAGCGCTCCATTCGGTCTTTGTGCCAGCGGTCTGAAATCTGCATCAGACCTTTGCAACCGCCACTTTCCACATCCGGTCTGCCGGACGATTCTTTCTCAATCATTGCCATGAGCAGTTCCGGGCAGATGCCGTATTCCTCACCGTACTTTACACACGATTCCTGCGCTTCCTCGGAGATAAAACTGCCGGCTGGCTGTGCCGTGGAAGTAAATGTGATGGAGAGTGCTATTATAATAGGAAGAAACAGCTTTATTGTTGTTCTCATATCACTGCTTACCTTTCTGTTAAAATTCTTCCATCTTGGAAGACATACAGACTTTTTACTTTGAAAAATTCTGATTCTTCTAATTCCAAATTATTGCAGTATACATAGCGCACTCCGGTTTTTTCATCGTTTTCTCCAAAAACATCATCTGTGTAATACAAAACCATTGAAGAAAATTCTTTTATGTCATTTTCCGTAACGGGTCTGAGAAGAAGCTTTGATTCTTCCTCTTCATTTGCATGGTCAATGATTGCAATGTGTTGTCCATCTAAACAATCATCCCTTAAGTAAACAGCAACATTTCGTTCATTGCTTTCAAACCATACAACGACTTCTTCATCGTCAGCGTTGGAATTTACATCCGAAACAGTAAGCCCTACCAAATCCCTTAAATCACTGCCGTGCAGGACTTTGTTGCCATATTTAAGTCCTCTATCGTAATTTGCTTTTCTTACGTTATTCACTTAAATGTCTCCTTTCATCTAAACACTTCTCTGTGTTTCTATTTTTCTTCTAATTGCATCAATACCTTTTTGATAAACAAGTGTTTTTATAGATATATGTTCCTCCCCATTCTTGGTGTATTTCTGCTCTATTACACGGAACCATCCGCAATCAACATATTTTTGATACGGCACATTCCATTTATTTAACATTCCTGCTTCACGCAGAAATGCAAATAAATTATTTCTTCCAAAGTCCTTAAATCCGAGAATTTTTGCCACTTTATCCATCGGAATTGCGGTTTTGCTATCTGCCACTGCGTCAAAGAAATCTGCTTTTGGTCGCATATCTTCAATTTGCTTCTCTTTTTGTGCAATAATGTTCTGTGCTACAATAAGTGCGTTCGCTACAATCTGCTCTGGTGTCAAATTCTCCTGATTTGCTATGTACCCACCATTCTTGCGTATAGACGGCAAAACATCTGATGTTACCCAGTGTTTGAACCTCTTTGCTGAATCAAGTTTGCTTCCGATAATTGCAGAATATAAACCGCTTTCATTTATTAAAGAAGACTTCATATTCATACCATCCAAAATGGATGATTTGGAATCTTCCTCGTCTATGCGCTTCATCATATTACTCGTCTGCGCATACCCAAGTTTGTCGGCAACATCTTTTGCTACAAACCAAGGCTCGCCATCAATAGTTTTTATTCTGATTGTCCCAAATTCATCTGAATTAAATACCTGTAATTCTTCCATGTTTCTCCTTTCTATTCAGTTTTAACTCTTCTTGAATCTTCAAATGCCACAAGGTCATCCTCTGTGATCCTGTATTCTCTTCCTAACTTGATTGCCCCAAGTTTTTTTTGACGAATCCATTCCCAAACAGTAATGACTTTTACCTTGTATCTCTCTGCTACCTCTTCACAAGTAAACATTTGTGCCAAAATATCACTCCTTTCCGTAAATAATACTTGTATATACCTCGGTTTAGTGATATAATCTCCTTTGTCGAACGAGTTACATCTTTTTAACGAAGTATTTTTCTAGAAACTATTTTTATATTTCGTTTTGCCGAGGTATGTACATAGTATATCTCGCTAAACCGAAGTTGTCAATAGTCTATTTCGTTATGCCGAAATATTTTTTAAGAGGTGATATTATGTACAAAACTTTCGAAAAATTGTGTGAATTAAAAGGAATTACACCATATAGGTTTGGTAAAGATACTGGTGTTAACTCTTCTACTTTAAGCACATGGAAAAAGAAAAATTCTATGGCAGATCCGAAGACCTCTCAAAAAGTCTGTGAATACTTTGGAGTATCTATGGACTTCTTAATGGGAAAAACTGATAAAATTGTTTGTGAAGAATGTGGAACAGAATACAATCCATTTGATGACTTTGATTGTGCTATTCACGAAAATGTTCATAAAACTATAGAAGCAGCAGAAAAATTAAATATAGACTTGGTTCCATATAAGGATATTATAAAAAAACGAGTAGACTATAAAATTAAATTAGAAGATGGAACATTTGACTTCGAAAATGATTTGACTGATTATTTGGAAGTGCGATATTCTGATTATATTTATAACAATGTTGGTAGCACTAATCTCATTGACAGAATGGGTTATTATAAGAAATGCCTTGTTGAGATTATCAACAAGGGATTTGTGCCGGAAAATAATATAAACACTTTTGTAGAATCATTTGGATTAAATAGAGATTACATAGACATGAACGGAGCTTTTATAGCCAGAATAAGCAAAAATTATGATGTGATGAAACTTGCTAAAATTGCCGAAAAGCTTCCACCAGAAATGCTCAATATGCTTTTGTTTCAAGCGGAAGCTTTTTACGATAAATATACCAAGGGGTGATTATTCACCTCTTGTTTTTTCTTTTACAAATTCATAGAACCACTGCAAAATATAGTTTTCATTTATGCTTCCAAACATATTTGACAACTCTTTTCTGTATTCTTCATTTGTCATTTCTTTTTCCATCGTAACCACACCCCTCTCCCCTTTAATTCTCCGCAGAATCTAAAGTAGCGATACATCACATTATAGAACATACGTTCTAAACAATCAATATATTTGACGCACGTTTTTTATTGTTGTAAAATATCAACAAAAAGAGGACGGTGAAAACGCCAATAAACACCGCCCTCGCCAGAACTTGATGTCCCTTGAAACAAGGGATGTTACAAGTGTATCATGTGAAAGGGGGATAATAAACATGATGGAAAAAGACCGAATCAAAGAAATATCGACACATCTATCAGTCAACCGTACTAATTATATGTTAAGTTTTCGTGGGAATCTCCATGAATTTCTCAATGAGCCGGACATGACGGTTTACAAGCTTGCTGATGAAGCTAATTTGCCTTATTCTACGCTTAATTCACTACTATACGGTAATTCTAACGACACGAAGCTATCGACCGCTGTTGCGCTTGCTAGAGCCTTTGGAATCAGTGTAGATGAACTGGTAGGCTGTGGTACTATGGAAGATAAGATGTTGGAATCTGTCAAGATATGCCGTAGTCTGCCGGAACACTCTCTTTACCTTATCCGTTACTTCATCCGTCACCAAGCTAAAATCTATTCCAGTCTTGAAAAATCGCAAAAGTATATTTCTGTCCTCAAACCGCAACTTGTAAATGGAATTATCGCAACCACAAATGCTGTGGAACCAATTTGCATAGACAATTTACCGGAAGATATAAAATCCAAGGCTTATATCGGTTTAAAAATTCCGTGCGACTACTATATGCCGTTTTATCTGCCTGGGGAAATTATTATCCTTTCCGCAGATCGTGAACCGCAAGACGGTGAACGATGTATTGTGACCAGTAATGGTGGGATACAAATTGCCGTAAAAACCCATATAATAGAATATGGCGTTAGAAAATGGAGATATGTTTCGCTCATGTCTCCGAACAGTATACTTCCGGAACACATAATTGATGACATGATAGGATATGTGGTTGGTTTTGTAAATAATGATGGTGACTGGGGAATCAGATAAAGAGATTAAGAGCATGGCTTTTACACCATGCTCTTTTTGATTGATTTATTTTTATTGCTAATCTGCATACATCAGTTATCATTACTTCTGTAAATGGCAAGTTAGTATCTTTGGACGATGTAGTATCAATGATGGTTAACACCGATAGTAATAGTGCAACTTTTAAATTAAAATTAACACCAAGTGGTTCATATACTAGATACACCGCACTTTTAGTATTGTGCAATAAAGATACAATTTTAATTGGCACATATGCTATAGGTGTTAATGATGTTGGTCAAACTATCAATAAAATTGCAGGCGTAGATGCAACGATATCTAGGAACGGAGATAACGTTACTGTTACTTTTTCGTCAGATAATATATGGTCAACTGGACTTTTGATTGCACCTAGAATATTTACAGAATAACTAATTATTGACACATATAGACACATGATAGCCTCAATATATGCCCTTTTGATACTGGCTTACGGTTTACGATTGCTGAACCATTGATATAAAAATCATTATAAGTATTATCCTCTGCAACAAAGGCACCAGGATAAGGATTACCTGTATACGTTTGTGGTAGATTACTAACTATAGCGGAGTATGCATCTATATCATTTGTGGTGGTTAATGTGCCACATCCAATGCACATATGTCCGATTCTGGTATATGTAAATATGCCAGTGATATTATCATGAACTATTGCTTCAGTTACGGTGTCTAACTTGCCATTTACATCATTTATGGCTGCGTTAGTATCATTGATGTCTTTTGCACCGAATGATGTGCCTACTTGCGTATATTCGGTAACATCAATAAAAGAAACAGTTCCATCATCATTCTGTATTTGATGATATTTTCTTAACTGATTTTTAGTTACGTCTAATACATCATCAACATAGTTTATTTTTAAATCTGCCATAATTACACCTTAAATCCTTTCTGACCGCCAAGCGTAAAGGCAAGTCGGTTCTGCGCTTTTCTTTGTGCTACTAACGTATTGTATATTTTTAACTGCAACGATTCTATCCTGTTCCAGTCTTCATATGTTGGAACCGATTTATTTTCTTTCCATGTTTTAAATTGTTCAGGAAATGAGAAAATGGAACTGTTAATTTCTGCCAGCGTAGTTTCAAATAAAGTGACTTCATCGGCATAAATCGGATCTGCTTCAACCTTATCCTCTCCAAGATTAAAAGATGATATTTTATACATAGATTCTGCAGTGCTTTTTAGTTCCAAAAGATTATTTTTAATACGGTTATAATCTGTATATAAAAAATAATCTCCTATATATGTTTCACCATTCCATTCAGAATACCAATTTGTTTTAGGATCTGCCCACATTATGCTTCCTCCACATCTCCAAACAATTCTATATATTTCTCTGTATCATTCAGCCCCAAATACTCTTTTATATCTTCTTTTGTTTTCGGCACTATTTCTCCGTTTGGATAAAACAAGAAAAAATTGCCTTTTTCTGTTCTAAATATTTTTCTGTTTGTCATTTCGTCAACATATATTATTTCAGAAGTTTGCGTGTTATACAGAAGACCGTTAATTATTTTTTTCATTACAACCTCCTTATGTTCTCATTGCTCTTCGTAGTTGCAATGATCCACTAAAAGCACCATTAAAGTTTAATTTGTGTGTTTCCACTTCGACTTGTAAGCTGTTTACGATATCACTTTCCATGAAAATAATATCAGCAGCTTCCAGCACCGGATCCCCTCTATATTGAACATCATAAGAAATATTATTCGCATAATAATTCCCAAGCCATTCAGCAACTGTCCTTGCGTGTTCTTCTGTTGAAATTAGTTGATTTTCACAATATCTTATTTCGCCAGTGTTGTTAATTGCTTTCTTCAGATAAATGTTATCTTCAACTACTTGTGGTGTATTATCCTCTTCGTTTTGAAATGTATATATTTTTACATAAACATCTTTTGTCTTTCTTTCTGCGTATCCATAAGGATTTTCTGTCATAGAGTCTTTTTTCAACTCATAATCAGATAAATCTCCAAAACTGATTTTATCAATCAAAACTCTGTTTTTGGGGTATGCTTTTGTTATCTCAAAACGAATACTGTCGAAGTTTTCAAATTCATCATTTAACAATGATTTTTCTTTCAGATTATCATATTTAAAAGTCTTAAGAAGTGTATCTCCATTATATGTAGATACTTTCATCTCTTTTGGAGCGTTTCCTTGAAATGAAATATACAACCCATAATATGTGTATGCTGCTGGAAGTTTTAAGGTAAGTACAGGATTATCTGAAAACAATCCAGCTTCATCAGACACAGTGCTCGTAACATATCCTGTCTGTTCAATGGCTGCACCATTGTTCCTAGGAAGGAAAAATTGTGAACCATCTACTCTCATAAAATTTCTTGTCATCTCTGCATATACATTGTTGTTTCCATATAATACATTAGTGGCATTTCCCCACCACGCAGTTCCGTTTGATGTAACTTGCATATCTGCCGGATCTATAACATTTGCAAAGTTGGCTTTAATATTTAATCTTCCGTCAGAATCTACAAACAAAATGCATCTTGAAGCGTTACACAATAACTGTAAACATTCTTTGTGTGGTGCTTCCGGCATTGGATTGTGTAAGCTCACATCTCTTAAACAATCGTCAACAAAATACTCGTCAGGCTCGAATCCGGCATCTGTTAGAATGCTAATAGCTTCTTCATATGCTGTTCTATCGTATATTTTGTTTCCTTTTGTATAGATGTCTTCCAAAGTTGAAAGAATATCATTTGCGGTGAAAGACATTTGATTTTTTTTAGAGTTCCAGTCAGTCAAAAGCATCGTGGCTTTTTTATGCCATTCCACTGTTTCGTCTGACAGGACCATTCCGTATGATAACTCCATTTTTTGTCCAGTTTCAAGGAAGTTGATAAAGGAATTATCATCGTCTACATTGTATACATTATTTTTATCCAGTATTGTTACAGATAATTTTCTGTATGGAATCTCCGCTGAAATTCCATTAACAAATTCTTCAAAGGAAGATTTTGATACATCATTATTTCTATATGTCAATCCAACACCCATTACAATTTTTTCTACTCTAAGCCGTTTATTTCCTCCGACCATAGATATAGGAATTATTTGTATGTTCGTAGTGTCTCCGATTACATCCGTTGTTGAAAAATCGTGTTTATTGCTTGTATAAGTCAACTCTTTTTCATCTGTAACAATTTTGAAGCTAGTCGGGTAATATTTCCCAAAATCTATTGTAAGTCCTTTGATGGAATACTCTTGTGGGAATGCTACTTTTACAGTTTCCATTACGTTTTTTGTGGTTAATGGAGCATTGCGTAGCTGGTACAATCCGCTCGTTTCTCTCGGAAGAAAATACATTTGACCGTCTACACGCATATAATTTTGTTCCAAAGTAGCATATTCCGTATATTCTGCATCATTTCTAAACGGCAAAACCTTGTTTCCCCAGTATGCGTAATTACCGTCAAAATGAGCCGTGTTTTGTGCATCACCATTTACTACACCGAGAGTAATTGATATGTATGCCCTGTCTCTTATTTTTTTCTGCATTGCAGACTTATAAGCGTTAGAAGCTTTTATCATTCTTCCCACCCACAATCAATTAAATTGAATTTACACGTTTCATAGTTCCTATAAAAAATATCATCCAAAAACAACGGCTTACCGGTAGTGTCTCCTGGATACATAGTGTATGTGTGTCTTACATTATCATCCCCAGTAAATGTAACCAACACAAAAAACGGCTCTAATGCATCTTGCATTTCTTTCCATGTTTCCGCATCTAAACCATTCCATTGTAGATTATTTATCTTCCACAATTTTCTTCCGACTTTTTGACCGACAACTGCTGCATTTACATTTCTTCCCGAATCAACCGTCTGCGACCGAACTATTTCCATTCCTGGAGCCGGGCACGGAAAGCGTACTCCGTTTACTATGATGAAATCACTTGCTCTTGCTATCATTGTGTTTTCCTCCATAGAAAAAAAGAGTGGGAATAAATCCCACCCTTAAGTAATAATCTGTAATCCCATAGCTTTCTGCCCCCTTAAGCTTGCCCTTGCTATGTCTCTGTCACCGATATTGACAGCGGTTTCTTTTGCAAGTAATTGCTTTAACAGGCTGATTTCTTCTGCCATCATACGCATTTGTGCTTCTGCCGTGGAATTGATAGCTTCTTTGATTCCTGTTATTTCAGCTCCACCGGCAACCGCTGTCTTACCACCTACTGTTCCGGCAATCTCCGGCACTCCGTTTTCTCCTGCCATGAACATTGTGTATCGACTAGGAACGTAACCGCCTGTCTCAAATGTGGGGATTCTGCCAAGGTTTACACTTCCGCCCGGAACAAGTTCTTTTCCGAGTACAACAACCGGATCCCATGAAAAGTTTAACTTATCATTTATCCAGTTTGCAAACCTATTCCAAATTTGTTTGACAGCCTCTATTGCATTATTCCATGCATTAGATAATCCGTCTTTAATGCCACTCCATGTCCATTTTTCGGTAGTAAAGTATGATTTTACGTTATTCCACCACTTTGCAAAACCAATATTTTTCCACCATGCGGTAAATTCATTCCATTTCGTAGAAAGTGCGGTCTTAATATTTGTCCCTAATTGATTCCATTTTTCAGCAGAAAACCAAGGCTTGACAGATTCATTAAACCAGTTTTCTACAATAGGTTTTAAATTTTCAAACACTGATACTAAACCAAATGTATCGTTTATGTCCAGTTTAAATTGTGATAGAAAATCAAAGAACTGTCTTATCGGCATTGTTTTTGTTAAAAAATCTGCCGCATCAGAGTTCATCTGTTTCCAAGCGTCAAATAGTATTGAAAAATCAGTGTTTTTTATTGTATCAAAGAATCCACCTTCTCCAAAAAACGAGAAATTTTCATAGATTTCTTTATCATCAGGGAAGAGTGCTTCACCTAATGATTTTCCGACATTAAAACCAATCTCCCAAGTAACAACAGCTATTGCAATTGTAGGAACTATTCCTATGCTTGAACCAAGTACTGTGGCTGATACCTTATCCGATATTTTTCCCCATATAATATCTCCCACACCAGTAAATTTTAAAAGTCCTATTGCTGTGATAATTGTGGTTTCTATCGGTGCAGCATCAAAACTTCCTTTCCACAGATCGATTGCCGCATCTATGGCAGTTTCTATGAAATTTCCAGCAGATGTAAATATTGCTGTCCAATCCATTCCGTCCAAGAAACTACCTATGTGTCTTCCGATTTTTTCCCAGTCCACAGAATCTATTGCTCTTGTGAACCAGTCAAAAATACCGGTTACCAGTTTTGATGTATCCATTCCGGCAACCTTGAACCATGAATCAGAATCAAACTTAAATGCATACGTCAAATCTTCTATAATATCTTTTATTGGCTTAAACACCTTGCTTACTTTGTCAGCCCAACCCATAGCTGTATTCTGCATCTTGTCAAATGCTTCTTGCCATACTTTTTCGTATTCAGCAGTAGCATCCATGATTTCCTTGGTAAGGTCAATTCCTGCTCCACCAGCAGAAGAACTTCCGCTTGAACCGCTGTTTGGGTCAATGATATTTAATTCATCAATACCAAGCGTATAACTTTTAGCCTTTTTTGCGCTTTTTCCAACTTTATCCAGTGCATCTGCCGTATCTTCCAATTTTTCATTGTACCCTGATACACCTTGACCGAATGCAGAAAAATCAATCTTTATTCCGAGTAAACTTGCCACACTGACAAGCAGTCTCTTAATCGCAATTACGACACCGTTAATAACAGGAAGTACTTTCTGCAATACCGGAATAAACAACTGACCTAGAACCATGCCAGCTTCTTTCACATTATTTGTGAATTGTCGTATCATGTTGCTTGGTGAATTGATTGTATTCGCCAAGTCTCCCCATGATACTTTGGACTGGTCTAATATTGCCAGTAGACGCAACTGCTGTTTCTCTGCCTGTGACATTTCAGATACAGCCTTTTCAATGCCGTATTTGTAAGCATAAGTCTGCAGTGTGGCATTCGTGATATCAATACCATACTTATAAAGTGCTCTTGACTGACCAATCAAACCGGACTGTAAATTAGTTGCAACTGTACTGAAATCCACGTTAAACAGAGATGATATATCCCCGGCAAGCATTGTCATGGATTTTGAAATTGCCGTGGTGACTTCTCCGGTCTGCCCTAAAGAGTTGGTAATAGATGCAAGTTGTGAAGCGTACTGCGTAATCTCTTGCAGATTTAACCCCAAGTTCTTCATTCCGCTTTCAGAAATCAATCCACCATCTACATCTACTTTCAAACCGGACATTTTGCCAAGAAGTTCATTTACACGATTTCCGAAACTCTGCGCATAATCTTCTGCATTGTCGTAACCGTATTTTTCAAAGTCCTTGCCCCATTCCTTGCCGACTTTATTGAAAGCTACCGTGTAGTAGTTGAATGCTTCGATATAGTCCGTAGTTCCCTCTATGGATTTCCACAAGCTTTTAATTCCACGGATAACAATGAAATATGTTGCGTAGAATTTTCCGAAAGCCGCTGCAAGGCTGAATGTGCTCTTCGTGGCTCTTTTTGCGCTTGCCGTATAAGTGTTCAGATTTCTACCTAAAGAGTTTGCCGCTCTGCCGGATGCCGCACCGGTAGATGCCAGTCCTGCCAGTGCATTTGTCATGCGTATAATGTTCTCACTTACGTTCGGTGCGGTAGACAGAGTAGTGAATAACTGCTTCAAATTCTTTGCCAGTAAAGGAATGTTCGTGATTGCTCTGCCGGATGCTACACCGCCAAGTTTTGAGATAGAAGATGCAATACTTGCAATATCCCCTATTCCATCTACTTTTGTTCCTGCCATATCAGCAGAAAAAGTCTTCAGTGCAGAAGAAATTCTGCTTAATCCGCTTGTATCTATTTTCCCCATTCTGTTAATGGAATTTGTCAGTATGGAGATATTCTTAATGCCGCTCGTATTCATGGAATTTGCGGCATTTGCGATACTCTGTATGCTGTTGGAAATACTTGTCAGTTTTGATGTATCAATAGACAAACTTTTCTGAAAATTTGTAAGGCTATTTGCAAGTTTATTCAGTGCGTTACTTGCGCTAGTTGCATCCGCTTTTATTTTAATCTGCAAAGAATCAATATCTGCCATACCGCACCGCCTTTACACATAAAAAGAACGGTAAGCTGTGACACCTACCGTTCCTAAAATTATTTCTTAAGATATTCTCTCGTAACCGCACCGCACTTGTAATCAACCTTGATTCCGACTTTCTTTTGGAATACTCCGATTGCCGTTGCTGTGTCTTTACCTAAAAATCCGTCAATGTTGCTCTTTCCTTTTGCATTCACCGCAGATAAACAGCCATGATGAATGAGTGCGAATTGTAACCACCGCACATCATCACCTTTCATGCAAGGAACTGTTTTCTTCAACAGTCTTGTCGGTTCAGTGTAAGGGTTGCTGTATGCTTCCGTAGTGCCCTGTACGGCTTCTAATTCCTTGTACCATACATTCATGTCCACGTTTCCTACAATGCCGCCTACACGACCTTTAGAAGTATACTGCCAGCCTACCATGTTCGGTACTTGCGGTTGATACTTCACATCACACTTGCCGTTATTCTTGCCGTACCGTGCAATCCACATTGGATAACTCACGCCGCCATAGCGTTTGATATAGGTATTATAAAAACTTTCCCCAGTGTATACACCGAATGCCAATCCTGCATCGGTGATTACCTTGCCGTAAGCATTGATAATTGAAATTAGATTCTTACCAAGATTCTTCATCACGGCATCTTCAACATCCATCCAAACCATAGGCCTACGGCTTCCAAGAATAGCAAGCACTCTCTTAGCATCTGATCGTGCCTTTGCTACAGTGGTAGCATAACTGTAGTTATAAACGCCTTGCACTTTCATTCCGTATGCTTCACAATTTTTCCAGTTCTCCTCAAACTTCTTGTCCGGGTTCAAATCCTTACGGATGACCTTCAGAATAGCAAAATCAATACCGTTCTGTTTTACCGCCCACCAATTAATTGTCCCCTGGTATGCGGACACATCAATTCCTGTTAAACTCATGTTTGTTTCTCCTTAATCCGGACTTTCCGGTAATCCTTGTTCTCTTAATGCTTTAATTCTTTGTTTCATTTCCCATATTGCAATTTCTTCATTAGATTCCTTATAAGCCGGTTCTTTTTTTCTTTCTTTCATGATCGGATTTTTGATATACTCTGACTTTGCATTTTTACTAAAGCAATTGTCTATTGCTACACCAAATGCAGATATACCATAATTTCCAAACCAAGACCACATCTCTGTGTCTCTCTGCTTTATTTCTAACTTGTATGCTTCTGCATAAGGTTCTAAATCCGCAGGGCAGGAAGAATCTATATCTTTCACTGAAAATCCGTACCCTTTTGTGTATAAAAGCCACATAGGTCTTACTTCTTTACAGTATATTTCCCATGTTAGTTCTCTGACTTCTTCTCCGCTTTCTTGGGGTTCTTCTCCTGCTCCTGTTTCAGGAGCTTTGCTAAAAAACCATTTTCAAGCAACTCTCCTTGCACATCAGCAAACAACTTCTGAATATCAGATTCATCAGAATCAAAATAATCATCAAGCATGGAGTAAACCTCACTTAACTTCGATTCTTTCTGCTCTTTGTTGTAAGGATCAAAACCATATTCATCAGAATGGAATTTCTGCAAACCGACAAGAATCAATTCCGGGAGCAACATGAGAATGTTGTTCACGGATTCAATGCCATCTTCTTGTTTTTCGAGGTTTGCCAGTTTCTTAATAATGTTGTTCTTTACGGTTGCTTCGTAACCGAATTTAATGTTAAGTTCCTTTTCTCCAAATTTTACAGTCAACATAATTTATCCTTTCCCCAACCTTTTGTTGGAAAGGAGCCGCCCGAAGACGGCTCTCTTTTGCCTAAATCAATGGTTCGTCTACCGTTTCGTCAAAGTCAGCCACGGCAGTGTTATTTGTTTCTGACTGACTTTCTATTTTTTTGTCAGTGTAATTGCTGTGGGATAACCGTTTTCATCCTCTGTTACTGCAACAGTGTAATTATCTTCAATCCACTTCGGCACAGTAGCCTGTGCAATCGTAGCAGTTCCGGTCAGATGATCGTCTGTTGCTTCGTCCGGTGCAAAACTTTCCTGACCGATAAATGCGCAAATACCCTCTGAGCCTTTTCCGTCAGTTCCATACAGGATGATGAAATCGAGTTTCTTTCCCTCGTTTGTCACCATTTCATCCTTGTACTTTTTCTCAAATGCCCCTTGCACTTCCATACTGTTAGCGGCTCTACGACCCATTTCCTGTGTTTCGACCAAATCTTCCAGTGTAGAAGTATTAACCATGTTCTGACTTCCGAACGGTGAAGGAATACTTTTTGCTCTCATGAGCAGTTTGTAAGTTCCTGCCCAGTACTCACCAGTAGCAGCACTAGAACTAGGCTCTTTATAGGCAATTCTTGATTTTAAACCAGTAGCCATATTTACCTCCAAATTTGCATAAAAAAATAGAGCCAGTAGGCTCTGTCAATAGTTACAATATATCATCAGCATCTACGTTTCTTCTGAACCGTGCTGTGCTTCTGTATGTTTTCTGCGGAGTATTGCTAAACTCCGGCATGGACGTTATCTGAAACCGCAAACGCTTGAAAAGTCCGGCAACCGTAGCCATGATAGCTTCAGCTTCTTCCTGACTTTTTTTTGTTATCACATCCACCTGGTACGATGCTGTGATTCCATTGATAGACCGTCCTTCAAGGTCTTGTCCTGTCTCTGTAAACGGCATAGCATGAAAGTAAACTGTGGGGAATGTGGGTTCTGACAAATCCTTGCTTTTGTCCGTTACATACGCTTTATGATGGCTCTGCGGTATTTTCATTTTCAAGTATGATGCAATCTTGACTTTGAAATCTGATACCCATTGATATTCATTAACCGCCATTACCGAACACCTCCATTGCCACTTTCACTACATCTTTTTCAAGTTCGATACCTGTCAAGTACATAAATGGTCTGCTATCCATGCCCTCACACCAGTACACTTTTCCGTCATCGCCTTTGTAGAACCAGCCATATTGACCGTTTGACAACTGAATAATGTTTGAACCACTTCCGTATTTCCACTGAACACCGTCCGGCAACGGATACGGATATTCTTTTTTGCCACCAATGCTACCAAGTGTACCAAATTCCACAAAAACAGCGGATTTATCATCAGCAACGACCGCCCAGATTCCACCGCCTTTTATGTTCCCTATATGCTCTGCATGAATGCTTCGCATTAAATCACCAGTGAAGATAGCATCTAAACTTGTGACCTCTATCCTAGCCACTTCTACGCCCTTTTCAGCCAACATTTCAGCCAGTAGCCTACATTTATAGGTCAAGCTGTTTTCGTAGTCTCTAAGAGTCTTTATAGCGTTCTGTATGGACTTATCGCTGAATAGATTTAGTTCAATCGTCTTCCCCATATCACTTTACCGTTTTTTGAAGCAAAAACAGTTCAACGGTAAGTCCTTCATCAGCTACACCTTTTACAACATAGTCCGCTGTCTTATCGTCAACCAGTCCATCACTATCTTGACCCACATCAGATTTTTTCCAAACAATGTCTCCTGCCTTAATCGGCAAATATCCCTTATCGGTCACAATCTGACAATAGGAACTCGAATCATCAACACCAAATTCCTTTACCAGTACTTCTGACAACTTATTGCTGATATTGGCAGAAAAAGGAACAGGGTCAGAAAATCCGATAGCTTCTCTCAAAACTACTGGAATCTTTTCACCGTCAACCTCGATGTACTTAATGTTTCCATTTTCGTCACGGTCGTAGATTGTGACTTTCTCACCCTGTTTGGAATACTTCATTTTTTGCTTATTTGCTTCAAGCATCTTTCTTCACCTGCTTGTAAATCTGATTTACACCAGTGCTTGCCAAACCGGAAACAATTCCGACCGCAATCGCATTCAGCACATCATTTGCCGGAAAGTCGGGAATCACATACATTCCTACTACTCCGAGAATGCCACCGACAATGCCGACAACAACCGGAATGTAATTATCCTTAATAACCGGAATAAGCTTCGCTCCAATACCGGCAAGATAGCAGATAACCACGATTGCTACGCAAGTTCCTACTTGTGAAAAATCCATTATTCTTTACCTCCATTCTTCAATCTGATTTCTTTGATTTCCTCGTACATTTTGGTAGCCATTCCATTTCCGCCTAACGCATGATACGCATTGTACATCTCTACAAAATTCTCATACGCATAACTTGGAATTTCTCCCAACTTCATGTACTTATCGTGATACTCAATAAGTTGAACACGCAAAAGAAGCATTGTTCCCTTACTGTTTGCATCCCTGTCATTCTTTTGTTGTTTAAGGAGCCAGACAATATATCCTAATAAAATAGGCAATGCAACAGTGTATGTCTGTAATAAAAAATCTTTCATTTCATATCTCCTGTTACTTATTGTTGGCACACCGCCCACCACCCTTAAAGTGTGCCGCCTGCAACGATTTTGTTAGTGTCAACAAAATGGTCACGCACAATCTTCTAAACCCCTCGATTTCGATGGGGTTATAAAACTTTTGCAAATGGGAATACACCTACAAACAGACTGTCACGGTCTCTCCATGTTCTCGACACACCGTTTTCAGAGTAATTTGACATGAAATTTTCTCCAGCCTGTGAATGGTCATACACAACCACGTTCACAATCACGCTCTCAAACCGATTCAAGTCCTCTGCAATCTTTTGTTCCGTGTAGCTGTCCGGGTACATTCTCTTTGCCACAATGTCAGCTTTCGCTTGACTGATAAGTTGCTCAATCAGAGGGTTATCTTCAAGTTCATCAAACACGACCTCGGAGCTTTCAGAATCAATATGAAATTGTTTCAGACGGATTTTTACTTGCTCCAAAGTCGTATATTTTGCCATGTGCTACCTCTTATTCATCCTTTGCTACTACTGCCTTGCTGCCAGCCTTAACTGCCTTGTAAGATCCATCGCATTCTACTACGGTGATAATCTTTCCAGTTTCTGCGGTAATCTCTTCGCTACCGTCCCATGCAGCCCATGTCTGTACAGATTTTCCATAAGTTACAGTTTGAGCGGATTCTCCAATCTTGTACTTATAAGAGTTACCTGCGCCTTTGCTAGGGCTTACAGTAATCTTTGTTTTACCATTATCTGTGGCGCTTGCAATACTGGTAACAGTCAGTGTACCAAGAGTGTTATCTCCTGTAATTGTGGACACTACAATGCCGTCAATTCTTTCTGCGAAAAGAACAATGCCAGAAATAACAGTGTCCTTACAGGTCATGTTGTCATAATCCGGCGTTTCATGGATTCCAATATATCCGGTTGCATCAGAAGTAAAAGTGAACGCTTCATCCAGATCCGCACCGTTTACAGGAATGTAGTACAGAACAATATTATCTTTTGCGGTTGCATAGATGCTTCCCTTTGGTACAGAACTGTTAAAGATAACAGTGCCAAGTCCAAGGAAGTTCTCTACATAGGTCATGCCAAAAGCATTTTGTAAAGAGATTTGTGCGGTTGCCAGATAATCTGCCACATCCAGCGGATTCATGAAGTATACTGCTTGAATTTCATCATCTTCAAACAGCACCTGTAACTGTCCCCATGCCTGTGCAAGTGCAGCTTGGAAAGTCTTTCCAGAAGCAGAGCCTGTGCCAGTAGAAAGAAAATCAAAGAAGTTCTTACGGATTCCCTTCTGCACATCTTTCAGCATTTCGTCGCCAGTCATTACAACCGCTTGATCGTACCCCTTTTCGATGATGGCTTCTGCGGAAGTGGCTTTTCTCCACTTCTTCAAAGTAATCTCTTCATAGTTGACGGGTACAGTTTTGTATTTAGAAAGAGGAATGGTATCTCCTTCTGCAACCAGTCCATCTTGAAGAGTTCCTACTGCCTTGTAGGACTTCAACATGGTTCCTGCTGCCTTAGGGATTTTTCTGGTTACTCCAAGGGCTTCTACCAACTTTTTAATGGAATACCCAAAAAGGTTTACGAATTCAATTTCTCTTGCTCTTGCAAGGTCATCTTTCTTAATCAGATTGTTTTCTGCTGCCATAGTTTATACCTCCTAAAATAAATCTTGATTCATTGCAATAGCACGTCTGCGCTCATTTCTGTCCGGAATTGCCATAATCTGATCTTTTGTCATACCAGAGTATTCGCCGCCACCGATATTCACTCTTGGTCTTGTGCGCATCCATTCAGCCTGTGCTTCTGCTACTGCCGCTTTTTTTTCGTTTTCAATAATAGTTGCAATGGCGGTATGGTCAGATTCCGAAACCGCATCAATCAACTTTTCAACAGATTTTTCAGAAACTCCCTTGTAGGCAGCTACTGCCTTAATGTGGTTAAGTTCCTTTCGCATGGACTCTCTTTCTTCGTCCGCAATTCTTTGTGCTTCTGCTTTTGCTTCTGCTTCCTGCTCTTCCGCAGTCTGCTTCGATCGAAGTTGTTTCTTGTACTCTGCTGCTTCCGAACTAGCTTTATCAGATCTGTTTTTATACTTCTCTTTTTCAGCTCTTTCTGTAGCAAGTTGCGCCATGAGTTCTTCAACAGTAGGCTGTTTGCTTTCAATCTGTTGTCCACTAACTTCTGTTTTTTGTGTTTCTGTTGTCTGTGTGGTTACATCTGCCATGATTTTTACCTCATTCTTTCTTAATCTTGCTCTTTATACTTTTTCTCTAAGTTCTTGCGATTAACGTCTTCTCTGACGTAAGGCATATAAAAAGCCACTGGGAAAACCCAATGGCTTGATATCATGATATTTATTTGTCTGTACGGCTCTTATCAATTAAAGGGCTGTTAGAAATTTGGTCTGACAAGTCTTGCATTGTCCTTCCAGAATTTGGTTCTTTCTCTCCATCTCCACCTTCTCCAGCATTTTGACTATTTGTTTTATAAATAGTTTCTTGGTATTTGCGAACTCCTTCCCCACTTCTGCTGCATACCTTGCTTGGATCATCGAAAAACGGGATGGAATCAGTAGTATCTTCAAGACTAAATCCATGACTAAGCATAGTAGCCATTGCATTCACCTTTGTTGACATTTCGTATGTCTTTTGTCGCTTGATGTTTGGCTCTAAATCAGCTATTGTAAGTTTTCTCATTGGATCATCTTGCGGAACATAGGAAGATGCATTGATAGCTGCTAACACAACCTCAACCTCTTCCATTTTGCACGAATCAATAATCATTTGCTGTTTTGATGCCGCTGCTTCTGCATGGCTCCACCCTGTAGCATCACTCATTGCGACACCAGTACTGCCACCAGAATTATCATTTCTTTGCGGTACATTGCACTTTTGCAAGATTGTTTGTCTCCGTACCTGTATATTGTTAAGCATTCCTTCGTAGTCATAATTAACAGCAAGTGCTTCTACAATAGGTGTTTTTCCATCGGATGCCGTATATGTTTGCATCCATTCACCAGACTTTGGCTTTCTTACGCTTTCTGTAACTGTACCATCTTCGTTTTTTTCCTCAACAGTAGGAAAATCAACATCATTCGTGTGCCATATAGCTTGTGTATTTTGGTCAACATCATTGGAGAAATCCGAAATCATAAGATTCAAATTATCCATTTCGGAAATTTGCCGCTCCCACACTCCCATACGATCATAAGACCGGAAATACTCAACAATAGGGACAACTCCTAAAGGATTTTTTTCTCCGCTTCTTTCTTCGTGTTTCCATTTATTAGCATCATCTTCAACAGCATCGCCATTGATGATTTTGTTCATATCCCTAATTTCGTATCTGCTGTCTTTACTGTAACAAGTGTAGTATGTACTTCCGCTGTTTTTATCATGCCGGAATGTTACTCCAAGCATTGTTCTTCGATCTGCGTAATAGCTTGACTTGATAACAAATGAAGTCATTGGATTAAGTACATCATATGTAAAATATGCTTTCCCTGGTTTCCATTCTGTATTTACGTCGATTAAAACATTGCAAATAGCACCTATTAACATAGGTCTTGCAATTTCTTGTGTTTTTGTTTTGATTTTTACAAGATTGTATTGCTTATTAAGGTTTTTTACTCCCTCTGCAATCTCTTTATCTTCTGCATCTCCAGTCTGAACCAACGTAATAGGATTCCCGAAGCCGAATGAACTCCAAAATTCCGTTATCTCATTTGCCACATTATCTACGCAATGGCAATCAATGTCTGTTCTTACTTTCTTTTTTCTTTTAAGTGGCTGATTTCCTTCATCATACTCCATGAGGTATCTAATTCTTGCTGAATTTACCCTATGGTCTGTCATGACATTCCTCAAAACATCAATGACATTTTTGTATGTAATTTCTTCTACATCCGTATAAAGTACAATTCTTCCAGTTTGCATTTTTATCACCTACATAAATGTCATTCCGCTGCTCTGGTCTCTTTTTGGAAGTTTCTTAATCTCACGTTCTCCAGTCTCTGTATGGTAAACAACCATCTTATCGCAATTCCGGCACTTATATGTCTTGTCGATGTGTGATTTTGAACTGCATTCACCGACCAACCTTCCGCATCTCGGACAGTACACTCTAATTTTTTGATTAAAAATCATAAATACCTCTTTTCTGCGCACAAAAATACCGCCCTTGCTGATAAAAGCGGTACTTCTGGAGTCTTCACATGATCTGAGGAGGAAATGAAAAATATCTTGGAATCTTTCTTCATCTTAATAGTATCACGGAAAAATCGGACATATCGGACAAGTTTAATTTGCCATGTAACGATCGAATGCTTTTCTTACGCTATCCTCTGTGTTTCCACCACCGATTCTATCAGCAACCTTGTTCCATGATAATTTTTCAATAAAACGTAAATTTATGATCCGTCTTATACGACTGTCCTGAACGCTTGCAATAAATTCTTCGACTTCATTATTTTTTTGCAGTAAATCGTCCTCTAAAAGCTGTAAAGTAGCCTTTCTTGAATAAAGCAAAGTTCGTTTTCTGCTGTACTCTGGATAAGGGAATCCTTCAATACGAAAATGTTCAGTGCCGCCGCATCCACCTGATACGCTGTCAACAACATTCCCATCCGATTCAATTTTTCTGATATCCGATTCAAGTTTTTTAATCTTCTGCTGTACTTCTTTGATTTCTTCCTGTAAATCTATGTATTGAGATAAAACCTCTTTGGTCACCATTCGATTTACCTCCTATATAGGGCTTGGCAAAATTACTGTTGGCTTTATGTATCCGCTACGCATCTCATTTTCAAACAATGCAATGCTATCCGGTGCATCATCGTGTTTTACTTTTCCGCTACGTGTCATAGTGGTTAATTCCTTCATGAATTTGTAGTACTGGCTCTGCCTGTCCATTTTCTTGAAATCACGAAAATAATAATCACGAATTACATTATCCCTTGCATTTTCCATTCTCGTAATTTTGTTGGAACAGTTAAACTTAAACCTTGCGCTACATCTTCCTCCCTGCGACTTTACAATGTCCATAACATCACGACCAAAATATTCCCCGGCACTGTTGCTCTCAAAAGTGACTGTTTTAACATTGTGCTTAATAAGCATATTTGCGCATTCAGGCTTTGTGAACTGTGTTCCTGCATTATCAAATACTACATCAACGATATATACCTCGTTACCGTACACATATCCGACTGGCATAGCGCAGCTATCTTCTCCCTTGTCGGCACTATCGCAAGCTGCCATGATTGCATCCGGTTCTCTGTCAACTGGAAGTTCCTCAAAATAATTTAACTCACTTTCAGAGAACATTCTTCCCTTTGCTTCGTATGGCTCTTGTTGGAACTCTGCCGCCCAGGTTTCTTCGGAAACAAGTTTTCTTTCTTTCCGGTAATAGTCCGTAGTAAATATTTTTCTAAGACCTCGCTTGTCCTTTCGGTATATTTCCCAGTTACTTTCGTCCGTTACAGGGTCAAGTGCCGGAATCGCAACTTCTCTCCATCTCCATCCAAGTTCATCAGCCTTGTTCTGTAACGCTGTAATAGGGTCATACAGGCTGTATTTTGTTCCCTGGATAATAATGGGTGTACCCTCTAATCTACGTCCTAAAACGTCATCTGTGACCTTTTCACACAGGAACTCTAGCCTGTCTCTGTTTCTTGCTTCCTCATGGTTCTTTACGCAGTCATCAATATAGACAAGCACATTTGCTTCCGTACAACCTACGATTGCACCGTCAATAGGTCTACAAGTAAATGTTGGAAAAATATTTTTGCTTTTAAGGTCTATTGATAGATTTTCTGCGCTTTTGTATCCATCTTTGCTGATTTTTTTTGCTTCAGGAAAAACACTTAAAAACCGCTGATATGTGCTTTCTGTCTCAAAGCCTTGCAAAAGACCACCGTAGAATCTCTTTACCAGTCCTTCACCTTTTCCAACACCGAAAATGCTTCCGTCCGGGTCTCTTCCGCCCATCATCTGTGCCAGTTTTAGTCCTCCGGTGGTTTTCCCGGTACGTTTCGGTTGTGAAACTGATAAGAAATCCAGTTTTCCATCGTAAATTTCTTGATATGCTCCTACTACCGGCTTTAAAACCTTTCTTCTCGGAAAATAAAATCTTCTCCACGGGTCTTTTTCATCAACTTCAATGTAATAAAAAAAGCTGTCAACTAGATACGCTGATTCATACATTAAAACATTGTAAAATTGATCTAAAATTTTATATGATGTATCATTATCCCCTGCGTATACTTCCAAATCAGCAACTCTTCCGCCTGTCTTTTCTCTGACATATTTTGCAATGAGTGACTTTGTTTTTTCTGATTGCTGCAATCCGTACTTAACATCATTTTCTGACCGAAATGCAACCGATAATGCCTGTATGTACGCATCAATGACCTGTTCATCAATCCCATGTTTCTCTATGTACTTGTCGTAACTGTTTACTGCCGTGATAAGGCTATGACTTGCCAAAAGAAAAGCACCTCCGCTTGTGGCAGAAGTGCCTTATAGGATTCTGCCTATAATTTTTCTAGGTTAGCGACTAACTCCGTTTGTTAGCCGGTGATTTTGTTTATTCTAATTCGTCTGCATGTCTTGTCATTTCAATCTGTGTTCCATTTTCATCACGTGTACAGACAGTTACATATTTGTCAAAGCCACTTATCATATCCCCAAGCCTTATTTCAGTCTTATCATCATTAAAGTTATAACACTTACGCATTTCTTCAATGCAATTATTCATTTCCGTTATTTTCATTCTTCATAAACCTCACAAAATCTTTCCTGCACTTAGGGCAAAGTTCAAATTGTGCTTCTTTCGTGTACAGAATAATTTCAAAATCGTTAAGAACATCGCTCGCATGGTATCCTTCCTGCACTTCTGTCTTAATGTTCATTCTTCCTTTTCTGATAAGTGTATTCTTTATTTCTACTCCACACCTATCACAAGTGTTCCATTCTTTGATATGTTTCATTAGTTGCCCCCTATCTGTATGGATTGAAGAAGTCCTCATCTTTTTCAATTCCAAGATGCTTTTTCAATGCAAAATTTGTTATCCTTTCCCGATTAAACGAATTACTGACAATATAATTTGCAAGTTCTCCATCTTTCCATCCGTCCGTACTTGTCATATAATCATAAATCTGCTTATATTCTCCGGTCAGCTTATCAAATTCAAACCAGCCTAAGTCAAGCGTCACTCCATAATTATAAAATCCCTTGTCAGACCACTTGCTGACATAATACATTAACTGCTTATACGAAAATCCAAGCCTTTCAAAAATATTACCAATAGTTCTTATGCTCAATTCCCGATCGATTGAATGTGATTTTCTTTTCTGCTCATTCACGCAAGCTCTGAAAAATATTTCTTCTAATGACTTCATTCCTACACCAACTTTCTACCACACATCGGACAAAATGCAATATCAAAGTAGCCTGCCGCCTTACATCCTTTATAAATCACGATACCTGGCACTTTATCGCAGGTATTCTTCATAATCTGTGCATATGTCAAATTTGTTTCATTTGCGCATTTATGAATTTTTATGTCAGCTCCGCAGATTGTATTTTCATCATGCCACTTTTCGCAAAATTCACACATGATTAAAACCTCGCTTCACAATGCTCTACCATTGTTTCCAACGTTTCCTTGTCATACAAAATAGAGCCATTCTTGTCCACTTTGTATTTATCAAAAGTGCATATCGTAGTTATAAAATCCCCAATGCAGTCCGCATGGAAATTTATGTTGTATACTTTCTTCTGCCACTTGCCGTTTGCGTATATCTTGGTGTATCCACCTTTTCTTGTTTTGATAATGATTTTAGAACGTGACTTTTTCATATTCGCACCTCATATCCTCCATAACCCATGCAGACGGAATCGAACCGCCGACACACATCCTATGCGGATGCCGCTCTTCCACTGAAGCTATGCATGGAAATCGCACCGTAAAACCTTTTATGGATTACGTTTTAGCCAGGAAATAGTTGCCGTGGGAGTTGAACCCACCCGACCCAAACAAGGCTCGACTGCTTTTGAATCTGCAAATTCTACTCGCAGAAGTGTTTTTCGTTGACCGATAATGAGCAACTACTATCCATACATCTCCCATCGACCGGAGCTATTGCAGTAGTACCATACTAAGTGGAGATAAAGATAAAGTTGGGATGATGGGACTTGAACCCACAGCCTATGCCTTAGAAGGACACTGCTCTTTCCATTTGCGCTACATCCCAATGTGCGTTTCCATAAGCTGTATGCCTACATTTAAGGCGCTGACGCAGCGCAACACTTATGGCTATTTTTATTTTCGCAGGGCATCCGCCAGTTACCTGTTAGTTGGGAGCGACCCAACCGCCTACGCCAATTTTATGTCCGCAATGGCTGTGCGGGATTTTAATGTCTTTACTGACAACCCACGAATTAAAACCTACAACGGTATTCCGCGAAAACCGGACTATCATAAACCGGTTAAACCCTCACGAGCCTTGCGACGGCTCTTAACAGCATTCCGCTATGAGGTGAAAGGAGTCTTCCATGTAGATGGAATATTCGCAGATGGCAAAGACCGAAAGAAGAAAACATCTGCGAAACAGGACTACCAGGATTCGGACCTGGGATGCAGCAGTCAAAGTGCTGTGCCTTACCGCTTGGCGATAGCCCTAAACTCCGGGAGAGAGACCATCTGCTCCCGGATTATTTTCGTGAACCACTTTATTCAAAATTGTCACGCCTGCGCATGGTACTTTTTCAAACAGGGGAAGTATTTGTCATTTTCCACACGCAGGCTCCATACACTCTTGATGCCTTGATTTCTCTGCCACATATCCAATGCCAACACAACACCGGATATTCGGCAATAACAATGGCTTTATGAATTTAACCCATTCAAAATTGTGATATGGGATAATTCGCATAATCTCCGGTAACCACATAGGCTATACCCACGCGAAAGTTATTCCAAATGCAAGGAACATTGCGAACGCAAATAAAATAACTCCGTCTGATGCTGTTTTCTGTTTTGGAGCATACCATAAAGCAGATATTGCTAAAACTGTCAATACCAACGTTGTCATTATTTTTAAAATCATGAATCCAAGCATTTTTTCTTCGTCCTTCCTTCAATTTCATCGATCATTGCCATTACCAGTGCTTTAGCAAACTGGCTATTGTTATGTATTTTAATCAGCAAATTGCCCTGCCGGATAAGATACGACCAGTCATCATCCGTTTTCGGATTAGCGCACTCTTTATGAATTTTCCAAACCTCTGTGTATATCTCTTTAATCTCCGGCGGCAATTCGCATTTCTCCTTAACTGGCAAATCTTCTTTAGGCTCTTTATCAAGTCTGCTCTTTTGGTGCTTCATCTGACAGCTAACCATTTCCGTAACGTTCTCACGGTCTCTCTTAATCCCATGACCTTGCAGAAACAATTCGCATTGCAGGACTTCACCACATTTTGAACATTCGTCTTTTATTTCTTTCCCAAATATCTGCATACGCTTAATCTCTACCAGTGACTATTGCTCTTAAAAATACTCCGATGATGAACAGGATATATACCCATGCAGGAGCATGTAATTGAACCAGTATCCATGCTAAAACTATGTAAATGAAAATCATGCGCTGTACCTCCTAAAGGGCTTTTTTATTTTTGAGATTTTTTTGAAAATCATCCACATTCTCTGTAAAACTTTTCTTCCCTTCCGTCATCATAAATCACTCTTGCAATCGGTTCTGCAGAATGATCCACTTTCTGGCACTTTGGAATACTAAGCATATCAACTCGGTTTTTTATAACCTTGATGTGATTGTCTCTCAGGTATTCTTTGTAGTACCACTTGTCCGACAGCTTATTTCCACCGGAAATGTTTAGTTTTTGCTCACATTCTTTCTTGCCTATCTTTCCAGTTTTGTACTCCTCTAAAATTTCTAAATAGTTTGATACCGGCAACATTTTAGGTCTTCCTGTTTTCTCCGCTCTTTTTATGACCCTTATGTTTAATGATCCATGTGCAATTTGATGGCAAACATGGCAAAGAGGTACAATGTTCCCTATATTGTTTGTTCCTCCCAATGCCAAAGGCACTACATGGTGATACTCTACATCCAAATTACTTCCACAGTTACAGCAAACTGTTCCAAGCTTATCTTTAAGTTCGTCCTTAAATGACGGTCTGTTAAATTGCAATTTGTTTTGTGTGTAAGATAACTCCATGTTAGTATCACCTCCTGTCGAAGCCTTTTTATTTTTTGGGTAGTTTACTGGACTTAGTAGGGCTGGTTTCCGAATTTCTATAAACCCCCTCCCCATCATCACCAACATATTTCAACTATGCGCAAAATTCGCGCTTCACGCAGTCTTTATTGATACATCCTTAACTATCCCATATTTCTGCACGTTTCTAAAGTTGTTGCTACTCATTCGCATCTACGTTGCTATCGTCATACGCTCCGGAATCGGTCAACATTGATGTATTTTGTCTTATTTGACCACCTAACTGTGGCAGATCCGAAGCGGTCAACGCTTGCTTGTGGTTCTGTTGCTCTCTCGATACTCCCGGAAGGTTCCAACCGTAGTGGCGATTTAGGATTGCCAGGATCCCGACAGGGTTACGCTTTGCTGTGGCCAACTTTGCGCTTAAAGACTCTTCACGAAAATCCGATATCTTTTTGCCGATGTCAGAACACGATGGACTTAATTTAGTGCCCTCATCTCTCCAAGTAGCTATTGTATATCTGTCTATGCCTGTTAATAAGCTAAACCCTATTGCAGATACTTCTTTGTCATACATCATACACATATATATATAATAATCACATATACGATTAACTAAGTCATAGTTATAAGCATTATAGTTACTTACTCCACCTGTAAATGATCCAGTAGTATTTACAAGGGATTTAGACTTAAGACAGTCAGGCTCATTAAATGCATGCCGTTTGATATACATAAGTGCAGCATTCCAGACGCTCTGAGACTCTTGTCTGATATCCTCGATTTTCTGATCCTTGCAGAACTGGGAAAGGTATAATTCCATATCGTTCTCATATACCTGGGATGTTTCTGTATTTTCGACTTTTTCCATGCTCTACACCTCCTAAAAATCTGCAATAAAAAAATCACAAGCATCACTCAATAAACCTATGTTTTTTGATCTCCTCCGCAGATCATGTAAAACATAAATTTATAAAAGTGATCAGCTAGTGACTTCTGATCGGTTCTGGTCTGTCGGCTCCGGTGGTCTTGGTTGCAATCTAGGCGGCTGCATATCCAGAGGGGGTTGGATTTGCACCGCTGTCACTCGCACCGTATTAACGTCGGCTCCCTAACTGCTTTTATCATACCATAAGTGCTATTTATAAATCTACAACAACCTTTTACGCATTTGACGATTTGTTGTTGTGGTATGTCTGCTGCTGATCCTGAGCAATAAAAATCATGCGATTAAAAAATATCATACGGTTAAATTTGACAAATGGGATTTTTAAACAGACAGACAGGTAATTTTTGCAGATGAGTATATGGTGGCAGATGGTCAGCTCTAGTATTTATATATACTTGGTATATCATTGTCTTTCTGCACTTATTTATTTTTATTTTATCTAACCTTTATTTTATCTAATCTCCTTTTATTTAATCTGTGTCTACAATTTGTCTACAATTTGTCTACAAAATTTAGCACGTTAAAATATCGCAGTGAAAATAGATCAAGAAAAGCAGGCTGTTACACCTGCTTAATTCCTGTTTATGCTATTGCTCTTCCCGTTCTTCTTATCCGTTCCGCTCTTGCTGTGATCCGGTCAATTAAAGACCTGTCACCGTATGCGGTTTTGCTGGCTAATAACTCCGGGTCTGTAATGCTCTCCAGTGCTTGGAGCGTTTCCGCTTGCACTGTCTCCAGTGCTTGGAGTTCTGCCCGGTTAAATTCTTTCAGCCGTTCCGATTCCGTTGTTTCCAGTTGATCCCGGTAGTACCTGAAGAACTGCCGGACGTTTGAGCGGATCCGGGCGGCTTTCTTTGCTGTGATCTGCTCCGGTGTTCCTGTCATTTGGTTTCACTCTCCTTTTCAGCTTTCAGACGTTCCATTGCTGATTTATAAATTTCGTTTGCTTCTGCTGTCTTGCACTCCACCCATTCAACGTTACTTTCATCCGGCCGCTGTCCTGGTAAGCCTGCCCATTTCGGAGGATGTTTTATAACTGGTTTAACTTCTCCGTGCTCTCTAGCGGCTCTTTCTGCCGCTGTTTTGGCTTGTAAAGCGTGTAGCCGTTCATTTGCCTGCATGAGTGCGATTTTCTCGTCTATGGGGCTTCTAGAGCCTGTCACGGGCATTTCTTTCGGTTGCTCTGTCACTGTCTGCGGTTGTACTGGTTGCAATGCTACGATCACGGCACCTATAACAAACTGGTTGACACTTTCGCCGTTCTTTTCTGCCTGCGCTTTGATCTGCGGTTCTAGTTCTTTTGGAAAACGCACTTTGTAATCAAATGTTTCCATTGCTGTTTCTCCTTTCCTCATGTGATGTCATAGCTTCATGATGTCATGATGTCATTTTGATGATATCACTTTTATGATGTCATGATGTCATTTGCTATGATGTCATTATATTATATTAAACTATGCTTGTCAATATATTATTGAACTATTCTTTCATTTTTTCTAATTCTTTTGTAACGCAAGATAACACAAATTCAGAAACACTCATATTCCGCAAAGTTGCAGCCGCTTTTAGCTTTTCTTTTGTTCCTTTTGGTGACATCACTGTAATTCTGTCGTAGTTGTCTTTCTGATATTGTGCTATGTATGATAGTTCTTTTCCTCTTTCCCGGAATGCCATTTTTAACACCTCTTTTCCTTCTTTATAGAATAGTATCATATTAAACTATGCTTGTCAATTAGTTTTAATGTTTGCATTATATAGGTAAAAACAACTTTCAAAAAATATTTTTAAAATTATTAAACTATGCTATTGACTATATTATTGAACTATGCTATAGTTATCTCAACAAATAAATAAAGCCGGTGACACCTACCAAGCGAACACCGGCACCCAAAAAGAAAGGCACCCATATTATAACACGGGTGAAAAGGTAAAAGCAATATGAGAAAGAATGAATTATTAGAAGCAATCAACAACATCAATGCAAGAAGCGCATGGAATAAAGGTGTAAAGATCTATGCTTATGAGCTTGTAGAATCTCTGGAAGTTGAAGAGATCCCGCAGGACAAAACAGAGTTAAAAAGCCTTTTACTGAATGGCGCCGATGACTGGAAACAGTACAGTTGGGGTGGCTGCTCTCTGATTTATGATTGTGACATTGCCGAACGTCTTTGTTGCCCGTCTGAGTTAAAAAAGGTTTGCGGCGGCGAGAACAAACCAAACAGATCCGAGGAATGGTTAGACACACAGGCAAGAGCATTAAGCCATTCTTTTGATATAATTTATCATATTGTTAAATTTAGCAAGTAAGACAGGCTTACACCGGGGATCATGCCCCGGCTTGCTTTTACCCGGATCACTGGGAAATTTTGAAAATATGGAGGAAATGAAAATGGGAAAAATAAATATTGATATGTGGTACGGAGACAAGCCGGAACAGGTGACAGGATTAGACATATATTTTAATGATTTAGGCGGATTTTATTCCGGCAATCTTCGCATTTTTGGGAAAATTGTTGGTGATTATTACGCCGACAGCGTGCAAGACATAGAAAAAGCATTTCCACATCTTGCGAAAGATATTGAAAACTGTTTGAATTAGCCGCCGCAGAGGATGCCAGCCGGATCACTACCGGCGGCGGTTTTATGGGTTGAATTTACCCCAAAAATTAAAAATATGGAGGAACAAGAAAATGAAAATTATAGAAATTTCGGCAATGCCTGACGGCACAGAAATACAACTAGAGGATTGGCACGACAAAAACACAAAAGATTATAAGGATTTATACGGTTATGTAATAGGTGTATATCCAGTTGCTAAAAATTCCGGTCGTTGTGGTTGGGTAAAATCCGGAGAAAAATTTAGAATATCAATTAATTATAATAAATATGCAAATTATACTGATAAAATGGTGTTAAATGATTTTGAAGCGTTAAAAAATGGAGAAAAAACATTATCAGATTTAAAAGATCATTTTTTTAATAACTTTAAAGATCAATTTTATTTAGGGATTATAGACTTTGAGCCTTGACAGCCATTGCAGAGGATGCCATCCGGGAGCGATGCCCGGCAATGGTTTTATGGGTGTATTTTACCCAAAAATTGAAAAAGGAGGTTGCCAGGATGAAAGAAAAGAACATTGAAAGACTTTACAAGCTGTTAGAGCGTGCGGACCGAGAGAAAGACACGGAGACAGCATCCGCCCTGCGGTGGGCAATTTTTGAACTTGAAAACAGATAAAAGACGGCTTGCAACCGTCTTTTTGTCGTGTTCCGTTGGATCTGCTGCCGGCTGGCGGTCTATTTGTGTTACTCTTCCACCGGACCAGGATATATTGACGGCTTGCGCTGTCTTGGTGTACAATCAAATATTACAAGGGGGATTTTATCAAAATGCGAAAAGTGGGAATCGGTCATGTATACGACATTATGGAGAGCGTATCGGATGCCGGGGAACGGCTGGAAACCGTCATAAGTGTTGAGACTGCCGCCGGTGGTATGTCTCCGGAATCTGCAGAGCTGTTGCGGTCTGCTTATGGTTCCATGCTTTCGGCAGTCGGAGACCTTGCGAAAGCTGCGACACGGTGAACGGGTGACAGGTCCAGGGATTGCACTGCAGAAACGAAAAATGTTCCACACCTTGAATCGGTCTGAAAAAATCTGCGAAAAAACTCTGAAAACGGATTTTTCAGCTTGAAAAGTGCTACCCCGGGGGGGATTGAAAATTTTTAGCACGAAAATTGAAGAAAAATTTTTCTTTCAAAAACCTCTGAAAATGAGATTTTCGGTTGAAAATACAGACCTACGGGGGGTATCAAAACGGTTGACCCAAAATTTTTTACGAAAAAAGTCTCAAAAAATGAGATTTTTAATAAAACCTAGAGGGGGAAATATTATGAATTGTTACAAATGTGGTAAAGAAATGAGAGTTGTTCCGGAACAGGTGGCTACGGATGATAAAGGATTGCCGGTATATCACAGAATAGGTTATTGTGATGCTTGTATGTCTAAATTCGATATTGACATTTTGGAACAGCAAAAAAATCAGACAGTTCAGAACAATCAAAAGCCACCTAAGAAAAAGCAGAGCACATTAAGTACGTTGGCGGCTGTGTTTTCTATTTTGACATTTACTATTCCGGTTGCTGTTATTCTTGCAATAATCGACATTGCTACTGGTGATAAAAAGAATAAATTGCATACTGGTTCGTGGTTTGCCATTATATGGTGTGTTCTTGCAGTCATAGTTTATAACATAGGCAATAAATCTGATGATGCTTCTATTCCTATTGCGGAAGTAAAAGTTTCGCTTGAAGCAACAGAAGAGTCTACTTCTTCACCTGTTGTAAATAAATCAGATTTTGTTATTTCTCCCGGTTACACATTCGATGCGGACGGCTTGCAAGTCACTATTAATGATTTTGACCTTGACTACACTGATTATGAGGATGAATACGGTTGGAACGCTCCTGCTGATGGAACAAAATACATTATGATTGATGTTTCCTATCAGAACAACAGTAAAGATGATAAGTATGTAAGCATCTACGATTTCCAGTGTTACGCAGACGATACAGATTGTGAACAAAATTACAGTGTTGTGGATAACTCTTCTTTGAATGCGAATCTTTCAAGCGGTAGAAAAACATCTTACAAGATTGCATTTGTAGTTCCGCAGGATGCGCAGAGTATTGAACTGGAATACGAAACAAGTTTTTGGACAGGTAACAAAGAAGTTATCAAATTACAATAGAATATAGGATTTTAAGGGCATTCTTCGGAATGTCCTTATTTTTTTTGAAAAAGTGCTTGACTTTTTGTGCCACATTATGTATTATTTAATTGTGCCACAGAAAGTGAGGTGTTAAAAATGTCACCACGCACAGGTAGACCTAAAGCATTGGAACCTAAAACAGTAGAGGTTAAGGCAAGAATTGATGTTAAAACAAACGAACGTCTTAATCAGTACTGTGAAAAACACAATGTCACAAGAACAGATGTTGTGAGAAAAGGAATTGACAGTGTTTTAGAAAATGAAAAAGAGTAATCAAATCGCCCTCGACAAGCATTGATTACTCTTCCGTACCACTCCCAAAGAAGTGATAAATCTATTCTATCATTTTCCTTTGGGAGAATCAACAGAGATTTTAGATTATAATGCCACAAAAATAAAAATAATCCGACACGAAGTAGCGATCGTTGTTGAAGGCAAGACAACAACTAGAATCTCTGCAATCATAGGGCACAGCTTATCTCCCAACCCCATAACAGATAGGTTGTGTCCTATTTTCAAAGTAAAGGAGAAATGTCTTATGAGAAGTTTTATGTTGATTTCCATTCCAAAGGAACGATATGACCACATGGTAGAATCATACAGTAATGTGGTAGCTGAAAATGAAAGACTGAAAGATAAATTGAAGAAAATAGAAAGACTGGTGAAAGAATATGAAGGAACTGGTAAACATTGAGGGCACAGAACTGGCTGTCAGAGAATGGAATGGTCAGAGAGTTGTCACTTTTAGAGATATTGACAACGCACACGGTGTTAAGCCTGGTTCGGCAAAACGAAATTTTATAAGGAACAAAAGACATTTTATTGAGAATGAAGATTATTTTATCGCAACAAGGGATTCTCTTAAAAGTGTCAATTTGACACCTTTGAATGTTGATATACCGACAAGAGGTATAACACTTATTACTGAAATGGGTTATTTGATGTTGGCAAAATCATTTACAGATGATAAATCATGGAATGTTCAACGTACACTTGTAAATGCTTATTTTATGTTAAAAAATCAACAGCCAACACCTACTTCCACCACAGCAATCGAGGAAAAACCGACATTAGAGTTTGAAACAGACTGGTTCTGTATCAATCGTGGAAAAATCAATTACATCTGCCGTTGCTACGACATTACATCAAAGGAATATATGCACCACTTACTCGAAGTTTTGGGAAGAACGTATAATTTTGATGAAGCAAAAAGAATTTACATTACAATGACCGGAAACTACAAGTGCAGAAATTCCGAAGTAATCACCTACTTCCCACAGCTTTCAGACCTTGCATCTAAAATTCTTCAGAAAGATTTAGAGGACTGCACAAAAGAAGAGACCCCATAACAGGGGTCTTTTCTATGCCATTCTTTCCATGTATCCGCTTATCAGTTCATCAGCCAGCGCAAACACTTCTCTTCCGTAGGTAGCCAAAAAATCAGCAACAATTTCTTCTGTCTGAATATCCATAGTCAGATTGTAGGATAGGCAGAACGCATGGCACAACTCATGGCAGAGAACACGGTCAAAGAATGAGCCATTGATTCTGTTTGAAATATAAATGCACTGTGTATTTCGGTCTGTCATTCCAAACGTGTATGTATTATCAGAACGCATTAACATAGTGCTGTGTGGCTCTACAAGCCTTAAATTCCAAACGATTCCATTTATCGTGAACATCTTACCACCTCCAACATAAAAGGGGCTAAATAAGCCCCTTATGTGTGTTATCCGATTTTTGTTACCAGTGCAGACAGCTTGCTCTTAAGGACAGACTTCTCTTCCGGTGTAGCATCGTTGATGATTTCGGACATATCCGTTGCCAGTTCCGTCATGTAAGTGTTCAGGTCACGCACTTTTGCTTCCTTGTCCGCAGGAGTGTTAGCCTTGTGCAGTTCCTTATTTTCCATGTAGGCTCTACGGCTCATACCGCTTCTGCCCTCTCTTGCATCACGCATGGGACCAGTAGATGCAGAAGGTTCAGTGTAGTACATTCTTCCCATGTCTCTGTCCATGTCACGGTGATACATTTCCGGTGTCATGTGATAATAAGGCGGTTCCTCATATCCTCTACGGTACGTTCCATGCCCTTTAGGTGCAAATCTTCCATCAGCATAGCGGTAATGGTCGTAGAAACGCTTGCCACCGTCACCATAACGTTCAAACATTTCCATGTTTTCGTCCGGGTCATATTCCTGCATGGTTTTTGTCAGTTCCCGGTAGTACATAGCTTCGGACAAGTCCTTAATCATATCAATGACGTTTCCCATTTCGCAAGTATCTACTTTGTCAATTCCTTTGTCAAACTGCGTTTTAGCGCATTCAGAAAGTTTTTCAATCATTTCATGCATTCTTTTAACATCCAATTTATTTACCTCCATATTCTGATATAACTTGTTCTATATCTTTTTTGTTTACCAATATTTCTTTTAATAAAATTTTATAATCGATCTTTTTATCTCTTGATATTAGTCTCAAATCTACTTCTTTCCCGTTGTAATACGTTTTGCAAAATCCACTTAAATTCATAGCAATTTCAAAAGGAAGTTCTAAGTTGCAAACCCTATGGTACATAATTTCATATTTCAAATTGTGGATTTCACATAACTCACTTAATGTTTTTCGCTCTCCATTGTAATCAATGTAAATGTTTCTTCTTGTATTGTTGCATTGCTCTTTTTGCGTAATCCAACGGCAATTTGATGGTTCATAGTTTCCGTTAAAATCTATTCTATCTATGGATAATCCATTTTTATAGCCATTCTTTACAGACCAGTTATAAAAATTTTGAAATCCATTTTCACCTTTCCATTCAGAACATACCTTAATGCCTCTGCCGCCATACCACATATATGCCGTTTCTTTTTCGTTTTCGCATCTTTTTCTCATAGAGCACCAAATTTTAAATAATTTAGTACCGCTCATTTTATGTGTAGTTAATTCTTCTATATGGTTCTTTCTGTTTTCTTCATTAAGGCATCCGCAACTCTTGGTGTATCCACCTTTGATTTTCGAGCTTTCAACAATTGTTTCTTTTCCACAAGAACACTTACATTTCCAATATGTCTTTTTGGTGTTCTCCTTATATACTCTTTCAACAACTGTCAGGCGGTTAAATATTTTTCCTGTCAAATCATCAAAATTATATGGTGTATTTCCTTTCTTAAAAGCCATTTCTCAATCTCCTTTATACGTATATACCATTTTACGTGTATTATATCAATTTTATAACTTTACGTCAATACGTATTTATGGTAAAATACACTTAAAAAGGAGGTTTTAAAATGTCAAAAATCAAATTCACAACAACAATGGAAAGCGAATTACTGAAAAAGATTAAAATTCAAGCAATCAAAGAACACCTTCCTGTATCAGCAATACTGGAAAGACTTATTAAAGAATACTTGTCAAGCCTGCCTAATAACGATTAAATTAGAGTTCTGAACCTCTACTGCCTGACTTGATGTATTCATTACCGAAACTGTTGAACAACAGCATCTTGGAACGTCAATATATGCTTGTGAACTAACATTCTGTAAATTCTCTGCTGCTGCCGGAGTTACAATCATTCTTGTGGACTGTAAAGGTTCTCCGTCTACTGCCAGTGCAAGGGAAATTTCCTCAACAGTTCCACCCGTGGGAATCTGAATGTTGCCGGAATAACTTACAAGGAATCTTGCACGACACTGATTAGTGATACCTCTTAACTTCACAATCCCGGATCCCTCTCTGTGAGTGATACAACCACTTCCATTCACGGCAGTTTCGGTAAAAGCAATGTCTGCTCCTGCTGCCACAGTCTGTAATGCTACTGCTGTATATTCAGCCATAAAAAGTACCTCTCTTTCAAAATAATAGGGGCAAACCATGCAGTCTGCCCCATGTTGTCAGTAATTCTGCATAGCAGACATAACCATAAGGTTAAGTTACTCGATATGCAGTTTTAGCATCCGCAACCAGTGTTGCAACCACACCCGTAATATACGTTAGGGTTGGGAACCTGATATGCAGGAATAGGTGCAGGTTTCACAGTGTTGATGATCTGCTGTGTCTGAGCCGCCATCTGAGTAGTGAGAAGTGCATTCTGCCGATCCTGTGAAGCTGCTCTGCGCAGATCGTTATTCTCTGCGGTCAGAGTTGCAATCTTGTCTTGGCATAAGTAGTCAAGGATTGCTCTCGTACCGGCATTTTGACTGTCGATAATGTCACGAGTGTTGTTGTTCATGGTGTTCTGCAATGCGCAAGTATTCGTTGCCATATTGTAGTTCACACCCTGGATAGCTTCACGGGTATCGCAGCAGCACTGTGCTAACTGTGCCTGTAAAGCATTAGCATTCTGCATTCCTGCTACGGTGTCTGCATTGATAGCCTGTTGGATGCCATAGCCGGTCTGTAAAATGTTGGTATTTACGCCATTAAATCCGGTAAGCATACCGTTGTTTACAGCGTAGAATCCGTCACACAGACCATTGTTGATTCCATCCAGTTTACCGATGATAGACTGGGTGTCGAACCCTCTTTGCAATGCAGAATCGGTGTAGTAACTGGAGTTAGAGCCATTACCGCCCCATCCATTACCGCCCCAACCGCCAAAAGCAAAGAAAAGGACGAAAATAATAATCCACCAGGCACCATCGTCACCCCATGCACCGTTGTTACCGTATCCGCCATTAGCCGGCATAACAGGCATGGTAAAGGGAGTATTGTTACTCTCAAACATAATTTTTACCTCCATATAAGATTTTTTATACTTAATCTTGCAAGAATTTAGTATCTACTTCATAGGAAACTGACGCTTGAATTTATCAAATTCGGAATCAAAATCCATACCTCGTTCCTTAGCAATATTTCTTCCTAACTGCTCTACTCCAGCAAAATCTCCTTTTTGAGCCATGCCCATTATATTTTTAGCCATAGGGTTTGACATGATTTGACTGTTTCCCATCATATTTTGGATAAACTGTCGTGGATTCCCCTTTGTCTTAAGCATCTGCATAGGGTTCATCATATTCATTCTGCATCATCCTTTCTTTGCGATTGCGGAGTTTTTCTTTGCGATTGTGAAGATTTCAACTGCTCAATCTTCTGTTCCAGTTCATCAAACCGCTTCATAAATACCTCTGTAGCTTCGTCTGATAGGTCAAATTTCGTCTTTTCTGCGGTCTGCAGTGAATTGTTATCGTTATCTTCCAAAACAGGCTTATAGAGCCTTGTATAAATTTTCCCATCTGCTCCCCATGATTTAGCATAGATCTCTGACATATCCTGTTTAGGGAAAAATGCCGTATTGCCATCCATAGGAACCTCATTCGGTGCTATGCATTCCTGCGCTGGCACAATGCGACCGTACATCTGTACTGCGTTTTGCTGTGGCTGTTGCATAAACTGCTGTGGTTGGAATTGTTCCTGTTGTGGCATAAACTGTCCGTACATAGGTGTTCTATACTGCGGATTGAAATAGTTCGGATTCATAATCGGCTGTGGCATGGCTATTCTCCTTTTCTTCCATTGATTCTATCTGTTTCGCAATTTCCACTTCATCAAGTGTCTGATATGTCGGTTTGTTCAAAAGTCCCAACGGGCTGAAATTCATAAGCATTACCAAGTTCTCCTATAACTTCCTCTGCTGCATGGACTACGATTGATTGATATTTAAGCGGAACACTTCCCATCTGTTCTTTACTAAAAATACGTTCCAACGCTTCATCTGAAAATCTAAATTTTGCCATAAGGTCATTCCTCCTTATGCTTAAATTTTGGCATAAAAAAAGACGGTCTACCCGTCATGTATCCGTCACATTTCATTCACTATAAAATTATTGGAATCTTTGCAAAAAACTCCTTTCGTTTTAGGCTTGACTACTATTTTGACTACTATCCGACTACCCGTTGCCCGGGAATGCCCATTTTATCAGTTTTTTCGAGTGGAAGCAAGGGGGCTCGAACCCCTGACCTTTCGCGTGTGAGGCGAACGCTCATCCAGGCTGAGCTATGCTTCCGGGTACTGCAGCAATCTTCTGCCATCCTTATTATAGCACCGGCATTCGGAATTGCAAGTAC